AACAAGTTATGTCTGACCATTGATGAGCTATTTACGGGACGTGCGCTTGGATCCGTGAGGGCCGGGGCAGGAATGCGCAGCAGATCGGCGAGGCACGTCCTCCGGAATCCGGTCGGCTGCCGGCATTTCCGGATGTGTCGATTGAATGCCTAATGCTGAGCATCAGATCCTGGTAAACGTAACGCGCTACAGATCAGTACAGTAACGCACAGCGTAATGCAGACAGATCCACATTGCCGGCTATGATCTGCAGTGCACACGGCGTACATCATAGCAACGAAATGCAGACGCTCCGAAAAGTTCAGGGAGCGTCTTTTTTTGCGAATTCTGAGGGAGAAAGGGCGGCACCTGGTTGAGGCCTGGGAGGGAGAAAAAAGGTACTGTATAACAAAATACGGACGCAAGCGCCTTTCAACCCCCCGAAAAATGCGACGATACTAGGGCAATTTCAGGGGGTTTAATTGACAAAATGGGCAGGAATTTGCCCAAAATCGCAGGAAAATGCTCATAAAGTTGGAAAAATGCTCGTGAAATGTCCGGAAATGTTCACACAGGAAGGATTGAAAGGGGAAAAAGCATGGCAGACAAGGAAAAGGCAATCCTAGAGAATGATACACTGTACATTCTCCAGCCGGGCCTGACGGTCTACGTCAAGACAGCTGACCTGTGTTCATGGTTCGGCGTTTCGAATCAGTGGGTTGGACAGCTGACCAGTCAGGGAACGCTGAATAAAATGCAGACCGAACACGGAAAGCTGTTCAACCTGGGTGATTCGGTTCACGGTTACATAGATTCTTTGAATGAGAAAGTCACCAAGTCCGCAGAAGAGAAGAAGATGGACAAGGCCAAACAGGCTGCAGAAGTCAAGCTGAAGGTTGCCAAGGCCAACATGGCCGACCTACAGGCCAAAGAGTTGGCAGGAAAGATGCATCGAAGTGAAGACGTTCAGGTTTTCACTCAGGAGCTGATCGACACTGTGAAGAATGCTCTGCTGTCTCTGCCGGGACGGCTGGCGGTTGAAGTCTCTCTCTGCGATACTGCCGAGGAATGCTCGGTACTTATCAAAGAAGCTATCCGGGATGTTCTCGGAGAGCTGTCAGAATTCGATTATGATCCGGAGAAGTACGAAGCACTGGTCAGGGAGCGCCAGAACATGGATGAGAAAGCGGAGGAGGATTCTGAATGAGCGTGAATCAGGCTGCAGAAATGCGGCGCCTGTTTCGCGCTCTCAGGAAAAACATTTCTTCCTTTGCTCTGGCGGATGATCTCACGGTCAGCCAGTGGGCGGACAAGTACCGCCGGCTGTCTCCTGAGTCATCCGCTGAGACTGGCCCGTGGAGAACAAAGAAAACGCCATACCTGAAAGAGGTTATGGACGCCTGGACAAATCCAAAGATTCGACACATCGTCATGGTGGCAGCTTCTCAGGTCGGCAAGTCCGAATGTATGAACAACATCATCGGGTACATCATTGATCAGGATCCCGGTTCTATTCTGATGATCGAACCTACAAACGGAGATGCCAAGGAATACTCCAAGCTGCGTATCGCACCGATGATCCGGGACAGCAAGACGCTCCGAAAAAAGGTGTCCAAGACTCTCCGGGGCGATACCGGTAATACGATTCTGCAGAAAAGTTATCCCGGCGGGATCCTGACCATGTGCGGATCCACAGAAGCACATGCCCTGGCATCGAAACCTATCCGGTACGTGCTGGGCGATGAAAGAGACCGCTGGGCCGTTGAGGCCGGCAAGGAAGGCGATCCCTGGCTGCTGGCTATGGCCAGACAGCAGACCTTCTACAACGCGAAATCCTACGAGTGTTCCACACCGACCATCAAAGGATTTTCTCCGATAGAGAAGGCATTCAAAAACGGCACCCAGGAACGCTGGTGCTCCAAGTGTCCGCATTGCGGAGAGTATCACAACATCCGATGGCAGGATCTTCGGTATGAATTCGATCAGTCAGAAGTGGATCATGAAATCACGTACGTCGTGACAAAGGTCTATTACGTCTGTCCGGAGTGCGGCTGCATCTCCGAGGAGCACGACATGAAGCGTGCTCATGCAAAGTGGATTCCGGATAATCCGGAGGCGCTGAGAAATGGCGTTCGGTCGTTCTGGCTGAACGCCTTCTGTTCACCCTGGGTGAGCTGGGAAAAGATCGTCACGAGATATCTGGAAGCCAGGGGCGACACGAAGAAGCTGAAAGTCGTCTACAACACTCTTTTTGGGGAACTGTGGGAAGAGCGCGGCGGTCTGGCCAACGAGGATGATTACATGGCCAGACGAGAGGAATACATCGCGGAGCTTCCGAATGGTGTTCTGGTGCTGACGATGGGCGTTGACGTGCAGGATGACCGGCTTGAGTATGAGGTCGTGGGCTGGGGTCTCCGGAAGGAAAACTGGGGCATACGTCGCGGAATGATTCTCGGAAGACCCGATACACCTGAGGTCTGGACTCAGCTTGACGAGCTGGTCAAGAGGGTTTACCGATTCGGAAACGGCAAAGGACTTAGGATCAGCATGACATTCGTGGATGACGGTGGTCACTTCACGCAGGAGGTCCGGATGCGCTGCGCTCAGCGTATCGGGATGCGTGTCTTTGACTGCAAAGGATTTGCAGGAGACGGAAAGCCGTACACGTCGCCGCCGAAGAAGGTTAAGATCGTGATCCGCGGCAAGACGATCGGAGAATGCTGGCAGTACCAGCTCGGTGTAGACGCCGGAAAGCAGCTGGTCATGGATGGCCTGAAGGTTCAGACACCCGGTCCGAGATACTGCCATTTCCCGATCAATCCGGAATGCGGATATGAGCACCGGTATTTTGTGGGCCTGCTCTCTGAGCATCTGGTTTACAAAGAACACAATCGAAATCCCTGGGTCTGGGAAAAGATTCCCGGGCACGAACGAAACGAGGCTCTTGACTGTCGAAATTATGCGATGGCCGCTTTTACCGCATTAGCGCCCGATTTAGACGCCTTACACCGGAAGGCTAGCGGATATATTGCCGAGGCCACAGAGACGCCACAGCGGCCCAAAAAACAGGCAAAAGCAAGCACTCCTGTACAGAGGATGCAGGACAGGATGAACCAAATGATGGACTGGTGAGTGAGGTGATCAAATGGACAGAGAAACCATCATCGAGCGGCTGAACTACTGGAAAGAGACGCTAGCAAAGCTTATGGACGCATACGTCGCCCTCATTGACGGCGGCGTGAAGTCGTACAGCATCGACGATCGTGAACTCACCAAGTTTGATCTGCCGTCTCTGGAGAAGCGAATAAGCAATGCAGAGGCGAAGGTGGATCAGTATGAGGCCCTGCTGGCAGGGAAACACCCGAGGAAGGCATTCGGTGTCATTCCGCGGGACTGGTAAAGGGGTATCGCCGGTACCATCCCCCCTACAGTGCCGGCTTTATCTATTGGCTGTCGTGCGGAGTTTTACTCCTTTCGCCCGCGATGGCCTTTTAATTTGAAAGTGACGGGAGGTGGTAAATGTGGATGGATTGAATGTCAGGCCGAAGGTTTCCGGATATTCGGATGCCGGAGCGAGTATTCATCGGCGATCGATGAAGGGATTCACAGCAAAGTCTTCGTCTCCGAACGAGGATATTAACTGGAATAACAATCTTCTGAGACAGCGCGGCCGGATGCTTGTGATGTCAAGCCCTGTCGCCGCGTCGGCGGTCAAGACGAACCGCACCAAGGTTGTTGGTACCGGTCTCCGGCTGAAAAGCAGCATCGATTTCGATGTGCTGAAACTCTCTCCGGATGCGGCGAAGGAATGGCAGCAGGCCACTGAAAAGAAATTCGAACTGTGGGCATCGAAAAAAGAGAATTTTGATGCGATCGGCATGAATAATTTCTATTCGATGCAGGGACTGGCAGTTTACAGCTGGCTGTCGAGCGGAGACGTCTTTGGACTGTTCCAGCGGAGAGAGGCAACGCCTCTGAATCCGTATACGCTGCGTCTGCATCTGATCGAGGCTGACCGGGTCAGCACACCCAGATCAGTGCCGGTTGTAACGCCTGGAATGATTACGGACGGCAAAGCCAGGAACGGAAACATGATCTATGACGGCGTCGAAGTCGACAGGAACGGCATGATCGTGGCGTATTACGTCAGCAACATTCATCCGAATCAGGTCTTCAGGGAACCGCAGAAAATCAGATGGCAGCGGGTCAAAGCCTACGGCACACGCACCGGCCTTCCGATGATTCTTCATATACTGGATTCAGAACGGCCTGATCAGTATCGGGGTGTCACGTATCTGGCACCGGTCATCGAGTCCCTTCTGAATATCAGCCGGTACACCCAGAGCGAGCTGATGGCAGCACTGATTCAGAGCTTCTTCACCGCGTGGATCGAGACGGAGGCGAATCCGGCAGAGATTCCGATGAACGAAGTCGGGTATGGTCCAGATGAGGATCCGGATAATCCTCCGGACAGCTACGCAAGCGAAAATCCGAATGAGTATGAGATGGGACCCGGCACGATCAACGTCCTCAAGCAGGGCGAAAAGATCATCTTCGGAAACCCGAACATTCCCAGCACCGGATTTGACACGTTTGTGAAGGTCATCTGCAAAGAGATTGGAGCCGCGCTTGAGATTCCCTATGACACACTGCTGAAGGAATTCAATGCCTCATATTCGGCATCCAGAGCGGCTCTCATGGAGGCGTGGGAAGCGTTCAGGATGCGGAGAGAGATGCTTGTTTCTCAATTCTGTCAGCCGGTTTATGAGGCATGGCTGTCTGAGGCGGTGGCAATCGGCCGGGTGAATGCTCCTGGCTTCTTCACCGATCCGGAGCTGAGAGCGGCATGGTGCGGCGCTCAGTGGCTCGGGCCTGTGCAGGGCCAGTTGGATCCTATGAAGGAAGTCAAGGCAAACATTCTGGCTGTTCAGCACGGCTTTAAGACGCATTCACAGGTAACTCGTGAGTACGGTTCCGGAGACTGGGCAACCAACATGGAGGAACTGAAGCAGGAAATGGAGACACTGGAAGATGCCGGGATGAACGGTGGAAGCACCAATTTCCAGAATGAGCCGGATTTAAATCCAGAAAATGATCCTGGCGGAGGTACAGAAGATGCAGACGAAGAGTAAGCCGACCATCTTCGAGCGGCCATGCTATACATTGGCCGTTGTGGACGGCAAAAAAGCAGAGCTGACGATGTATGGAGAGATCTACGAATCTCAGCCTACCGACTGGTTCGGGGAAAAGATCGAAGGGCAGTTTATCATTCTTAAGGAGTTTCTTAAGGACATCGAAAAGATCAAAGATTGTAGCGAACTGACGATCCGCATGAATAGCGTAGGCGGAGATGCGTATGCATCTATTGCCATCCATAACCGATTGAGAGAACTTGCCAGTAACGGCATGGATATCACCTGTATTGTTGACGGTGTGGCCATGTCCGGCGGCTCCTTGATCATGTGTGCAGCTGACACGGTAAAGGTCAATCCTTCAAGCATCGTGATGATTCACAATTGCTGGACATTCGTCTTCACGGCCACAGACTCCAGTGGACTACGCAAGATAGCTGACAGTCTGGACGTGATAAACGAGTCACAGGTTGAGGTCTATACGAGGAAGACCGGCAGGGATGCGGATGATATCCGGAAGATGATGAATGACGAAACCTACCTGATCGGCAGAAAGGCGCTTGAAGCCGGATTTGCAGATGAATTGCTTGAAGATGCCGAAGATGCTGATATTGAAGTCAGCGCGGACCGTCGCACGTTGTATGCGTGTGGCCATAAGATGCGGATAGCTGCCATGGGTCAGCTACCGGAAGGCATTAAAACCCATATTGAGATGATCGAAACTGATCCGGAGACGGACGGTGGAGATATAGAAAATCAGCCTGAAGCTTCAGGCAAGATTGGAGGTAGTGAACCTATGACTTTTGAGGAATTCCGTATGGAAAACCCGGAAGCGGCCGAAGCTGCGCTTGCCGAAGCTAGGGCCAGCGTCAGTCACGAGGAAGCGATTCAGGTCGAACGTCAGCGCATTGCTGATATCGACGATATTGCTTCTCTGTATGACGCAGAAACCGTTCATGCTGCGAAGTACACGAATCCGTGCACTGCGCAGGAAATGGCATTCCGTGCCGCTGTGGAGATGGCGAAGCAGGGCCGCACCTTCATGTCGAATCTTGAATCCGACGTGAACGACAGCGGCGCTCAGAACGTCGGAGCCGCTCCTGGTGGGAATGACGGAAATGATGCTCCTTCGACTGCTGAATCCATGAGAGCAGCTGGGAAGGCCATGGCAGCTAAGCTGCGTGGCGAGAAGACTGAGGAGGTGTAACCATGACTCGCGATCTCCATACGAAGATTGGCTCCGTAACTCCGGAGAATCTGTTTGCTGGTCTGGATCCCCGTGCGCTGACCAAAGCCGGTGTGCTCCGGAAGCTGGGCACCGCTGCGACCCTGGTCCGCGGCACTCTGCTGGCCAAGAGCTCCGGCTCTGCCGGTGATGGCAAACTGGTGATCTTCGGAACCACCGCTGCCACCAACGAAACCCTGACCGCTGACTGCGTCCTCGCTGAGGATGTGGCTGTCGGCACGTCCGCTGATGAGAATGCCCTGGTCTTCATTACCGGCAACTTCAATGAAGATGAGCTGACTCTGGCCATCGGTGCTTCTCTGACGGAAGCTGACCGGGACGCGCTGCGTGTACGCGGCATTCTCCTGGGCGCTTCCGAAACCGAAAGCGTTACTGCGTAAGGAGGTATAAAGCAATGTCTGTGCTTGTTAACATCCTGGACACCTACTACATGGCGGGTCTCTGGGAAGGCCTGTCCCCCGTTCCCACCTTCTTCCGTGATCGGTATTTCCCCACCGGGGCCGGCGATATCTACGCGGCCGACAAGGTGCTGGTGGAATACAAGGATGGAGACAATGACATGGCTCCTTTCATGGTCATGGGCGCTGATCCGATCAACGTGAAGCGCGAAGGCTATGAGATCCATGACTACAGCCCCACCTACGTCAGCCAGAGCCGTGATCTGACGGCCGATCAGCTGAAGCAGCGTGGATTCGGCGAAGCGATCCTGTCCAAGAGCACCGAAGAAGAACGTGCCGCGAAGCTGGTGTCTGAAGACCTGGCTATGCTGGAGCGCCGCTTCTCCCGCACGGAGGAATATCTGTGCTCTCAGGTCATGATCAACAACGGCTTCACCATCCAGGAGCACCTGGACGAAACCCACACCCGCACCGCGGAACTGAAGTATTACGATCCCGCCAAGGGCAACGACGGTGCCTACACCATCACCCAGTGGGATACGACTACCACCTTCGCGGATGTGGCTGCGGACATCGAAGCGATGTGCGACAGCCTGAGCGAGCGCGGCCTGCCTGCCGTTGACCTGGTCATTGGCCGCAAGGTTCGCGACTTCCTGCTCCAGATGGCAGACTTCCGCGAGCTTGTGAACAAGCAGAGCGGAATCATCGTCGCCGAAGGCGGCATCCGGCAGAGCCTGAGCAAGTATCAGGGCGTGACGTTCCTGGGAACGATCAACTTCAACGGCTATGACCTGAACGTGATCGTGTCCAACGAACAGTATACCGCGCTGTCCGGAAGCCCCCTGGCTCCCACCAGGACGAACTACTTCCCGACCACCTCCATGATGGTCACTGCCCCCAACGCCGGTCACCTGATGTATGCCCACATCGTCCACATGGACGAGGACGGCAACGTGGAGACCATCACCGGCAAGCGCGTTCCGGATCTGTTTGTCGACCGGAAGAAGAAAAAGCGCGAAATCATCCTGGAGAGCCGTCCTCTGGCCGCTCCGCAGAACTACAGCCCGTGGATCTACGCGGCCGGCGTTGTGGCCTGATAGCCGCGTGAAAGGAGATACGCAGCCATGTTGATCAAGATCATTAACACGACCTATGGGCACCGTCCCATTCTGCCGAACGGGCAGAAATCCCATTACGTGATCCCTGTGAGACCCGGCGAACCTCCCATTGAGGTGGAACAGGCCGAGGGAGAACGCCTGATCGCCCTGGGAGTGGCCGCAGAGGTCACCCCTGGGAAGATCACAGCCCTGGAGCCGGAGGCGCCAGAAGGGGCCACTGAGGCCCAAACAGAGGGCAATGCTGAAAAGGTCAGCCTGGACAGCATGAGCTTCAACGAGCTGAAAGCCTACGCCCAGGAACTGGGAATAAACACCCAAAAGATCAAGAGCAAGGTCGGGATGATCACCGAAATAATGAAGATTATCAACGGGGCCGATGAATCTATTCCGTTCGATGAACTGCCGGACCTGACCGCAGAGGACGTCGTAGACTGAAAGGATGATGCGCCGTGTTAATCAGAATCATCAAAGGGTGCTACAGCTATGTGCCTGTGCTCCCGAACGGGAAGAAAAGCCCGTACACGATCCCGATCCGACCTGGACATGCACCTGTTGAAGTCTCAGATGCCGATGGGGAAGCCATGATAGCTTCTGGTATCGCCGAAAGCGTTGAGGCAGAGGGACAGACTACCCCTGGCGATGAGACGCAGAAAGAGCCATCTGAGACGGTATCAGAGCCTATCCGGAAGAAACGTAAAGCACAAACCTCGAAAGAGGATGTGACCGAATGAGCTTCAAGGATATGGTGGCAGCGGATAACGGCGCTGTCTTTCTGGATCTGAACACCTTCGGAGAAAATCGTACCGTCACCTTTGACGGAGATGAATTCGAAGCCATCCCATGTGTTATCAGCCAGATGAGAGAACAGAACCGTGTCACTGTCATGAGTGACCATGAACACGGCATATACCGTGTAACCGCCATATTTCACTGTAAGCTGGATGACATTGGCGGTCATATTCCCGAGAAGGGGCGAAAGTTCGCTATCTATGATCCGGACGATTCGTTCCTCCGGGAATACTATGTGGGCCAGTCTTCCTGTGATATGGGAATGGTCAGGCTTGAGCTTGAAGCCTTGGATGAGTGAGGTGATTGAATGGGCATCGTTGATGTCAGCGTAGGCGGCTTAACTTCGCTCGACTACGCAAATGCAGTCCTTCACGATTTCCCCGGAAAGGCCATGATCGCTGTGAACCGTGCCGCAAAAAGAGCCAGCCAGTCCGGAAGGACTGAGGCGAAGCGGTATGCAGCGAGAACATACAACATCAAGCAGTCCACATTCACGAAGAACACCACGACAACCGTCAAGGTGTTTGGAGGTGGAAGTGGAGCGGCCAAGGTAATCATCAAATACTCCGGTGCGCTTCTGGATTTGCTTGAATTCAAACCGAAGGTATCCAAAACCGATGGCGTCAAGTATGAAGCCAAACGAGGAAACCAGATTCATTTCCGGCACGCCTTCGATATCAAAGCCTACGGCGGACATATCTATGAGCGTGTCGGCAAGCCTCGATTCCCTGTCCGAAAGAAGCTTGGCCCGTCCACCCCTCATATGCTCCAGGATACTGACGTTAAAGTTCCACTCGGTGACAAGATCATGGAGACGTTCAACAAGCGTCTTGCTCATGAGATTGGCCGAATGATGTCGTAAAGGAGATTCGTATCATGACTAGCGTAATCCTTCTGGAAGTCTTGAAGGAACGTACGGAATCCGCAGTTAAGGATCTTCTGATGCCGATCAAACCGACAAAGGATGCACCGGATGCGGATATCAGGGCGCCGACTGTCTACATAGCACGTCTACCGGACGAGAAAGCATCCAATAAGTACGCCCCGTACATCTTACACACTGTGCTGAACACGTCTTACAGACAGGAACCCGGTGACATGCCTTTGGGGCTTGTGAATGTCCGGTCGCTGTTCTGCATGTACTCACCCGATGAGCAGGAAGGTGGGCTGTATCTTCTCAACTGCATGGAGCGAGTCAGAATCGATCTGATGAGCAATCCAATCGTTGGAAGGCAGTTCAGGCTTGACTTTGAGGGTGGTATCGAGCAACTGGTTTATCCGGATGACACAGCGCCGTTCTATCTGGGCGAAATGATGACGGTATGGAAAATGCCAACGGTTAGACGGGAGGAAAGAAGCGTATGGGACGGAAATCCACACCAGCCCTGACAGAGGGCGAATATTTTGTGTACATCGGGCCTACGATCAAGAGTGCGATCCAGCGCAATTCCATCTACACAGGTACCCGATCTGAGGTGGGAAAGAAGCTGGCAAGTGCGATTGAGAAGTATCCACCGATTGCGCAATTGCTGGTCAGCGGTAATGAGCTGACCGAAGCAAGGAAACTGATAAAGCAGCCAGGAAACCGCTTGTACGAAACGTGCAGACGACTGACCGGACTGCTCAACAAGAATGGAGGTTAATTACCGATGGCAAAGCATGGAGTCTATGTATCGGAGCAGGCCACCAGTGTCGCCACTCCTGTAGTGGTGGAAACCGGAGTACCGTTCTTCATCGGAGCTTCTCCGATTCAGAATGCGGAGAACCCTGCAACCACTGGCATGCCGGTTCTGGCCACAAGCTGGAATGAGGCGGTCGAAAAACTGGGCTACTCTGATGACTGGGAGACCTATCCCCTCTGTGAGGCGATGTACTCTCACTTCAAACTGTTCAACGTTTCCCCGGCAATCTTCTGCAATATGCTCGATGCAGGCAGCATGAAGAGCGATGTTGCGGCAGCTGAAAAGAATGTCGTAAACAAGAAGGTTGCTCTCACCAAGAAGGCGATTCCCGGCACTGTCGTTGTCAAGGCGTCTGCTTCTGCGCCTGCTGCACTGGTGCTCAATACCGACTACGCTCTGTACTTCGAGGATGAAGTGCTGACCGTTGAGGTCCTGAGCGGTGGCAGTGCGTATGCCGCAACCACTCTGAACATCGCCTACAGTGAGGTTACTCCTGCCAGCGTGACGGCGAATGTCGTTGCTGGCGGTATTGAAGCTGTCGATCTGTGCATGAGCACCGTCGGCATGGTGCCTGATCTGCTCGTTGCTCCTGGCTACTCCGACAATTCCGGTGTTGCCGCCGTCATGGCCGCAAAAGCTGACGCAATCAACGGTATGTTCCGCGGCAAGGCGATTGTGGACCTGTCCACTGCCGCCAGTGGCGGAGCTGACGCCTATGACGAGGCGATTGCGCTGAAGAACAGCAACAACTACACCGATGAGAACATGATCGTCTGCTGGCCTATGGTCAAGCTGGCTGACAAGGTGTTCCATCTGTCCACCCAGGTTGCTGGTGTGATCGCATCTACTGATGCGACCTACGGAGCGCCGTTTGTCAGCCCGTCCAACAAGAAGCTCCAGATCGATGGTCTGGTGAATGCAGCCGGGTCCGAGATTGTCCTGAGCCTTGCACAGGCCAACATCCTCAACGGTGGTGGCATTGCGACTGCCCTGAACTTCATGGGTGGCTTCGTCTGCTGGGGCAATTACACCGGATGCTATCCCACGAATACGGACGTGAAGGACTACTTTATCCCGGTGTCCCGAATGATTGATTTTGCATGCAACACCCTGATCCGCACTTTCTGGGGCAAGCTGGATCAGCCGATGAACCGCCGGCTTATCGACACCATCGTAGACAGCTGCAATATCTGGCTGAACGGTCTGACCGGATCCGGATACATCCTTGGCGGTCGCTGCGAGATGCTTTCGGATGAAAATCCGGATACCAATCTAATGGCCGGCATTGTAAAGCTGCACGTCTACATCACGCCGCCGTCTCCTGCACAGGAGATCAACTTTGTGGTCGAATACGATGTCGACTACGTAGCTTCTGCTCTGACCTAAGGAGGAATAAAAAATGGCAAAACAGCCTGAATCAAATATCGTCTTTGAGTGCTACGAAGACGGTAACAGCTTCCTGGGGCTCACTCAGGCCACGCTTCCGAACCTTGCGTTCAAGACGACGCAGATCAACGGTGCAGGCATCAACGGCGACGTCGATGTTCCTGTCACTGGTATGATGGAAGCGATGGAGCTTTCCCTGAACTTCCGGTCTCCGACTGATGCAGCCAAGTCTCTGGCGGCACCGAAGTCCCATCATCTGGATCTGCGCGTCGCACACCAGTACTGGGACACCACTGCTTCAGAATACGGCATCGAAGCAGACAAGTACGTGATGGTTGTCCGTCCGAAGGCGATGAATCCTGGTAACATCCAGCCTGCAACGCCTGCGGATACTTCCAACACATTCTCTGTCGAGTACTATGCCGGATACAAAGACGGCGAGAAGATCTGGGAAATAGATCCTATGAACTACATCTGCGTCATCGACGGCGTGGATTACTTTGCCGACATCCGGGCAGCGCTCGGAAAATAAGCAACTAAAGGGCTCTGGGTAACCAGGGCCCTGCTTTTAGCGAAAGGAGCAAACCATGAGCAAAGAAAACAACGAGAATCTGGTAGTCATCAAGTTGAAGAAGCCGCTTGACTACAACGGGGTTATTTATAACGAAATCAAGATGGATCTTGAGAACCTGAAAGGCAAGGACGTCAGGGACATTAAGCTTGAACTGGCAAGACGAAAGATCGGGCCTATCGTTCCTGGTGCGGAAATTTTAAGCGAGGATTATATCCTCGGCATTGCGGCGAAGGCATGCACTGATCCGATAGGATCAGATGGCTTTGATCATCTGTACATCAAGGATTACAACAAGGTTGTGTCCGAGGTGAGTGCTTTTTTAAGAGCATAGGCGCTGGAGACGGGGACTGGCTGATGCGGAACGTTTTGAGTATGGCAAAGACTTATCACACATCAGCATTTGAATGGCTAGAAGTGACATTGATCGAGTTCTGCAGCTGGATCCGCGCAGGCAACGCCATAGTTGAACAGGAAAACGAAGAAATCGAGAAGCGTTCTTCAAAGAGATAGCTTCATTTCATACAGAAAGGAGATGCATAAATGAACACGTATCAGATGATGTTCGAGCTTAATGCTGCATTGAGTGGTGGATTTACTTCCGCTTTCTCGCAGGGCGCCAAGCAGATTGAGACGATGAAGTCACAGCTTGAGGCTCTGAATAATGCAGGAAGCGCAAGCGATCTGATAGGCGGCATCTCCGCGGCACTGGAAACCGTCGGCGTTGTAAAGGGCCTTGAGGCTATTTACAACACGCTGAGCGATTGTGCAGAAGTGGCTGCACAATTTGAGACAGCGATGGCAGGCGTAAAGCGTACCGTCGGCGGCGATGACAGTTTCATTTACGAACTGGGCGAAAGCTTTAAACAGCTGAGTACACAGATCCCTATCACAGCTGATGAACTGGCGGGAATTGCAACGACAGCTGGACAGTTGGGCATTGCTCAGCAGAACGTTGAGCAATTCACGACCGTTATGGCTCAGCTCGGTACCACTACTGACCTGACCGCAGACAATGCAGCCACTATGCTGGCTCAGTTCGCGAATATTACGGGTACAACCGAGTACGACAGGCTAGGTTCTGTTGTCGCATCTTTGGGCGATGCTACTGCTACGACGGCCTCAAAGGTTGTTGACATGGCACAGGGCATGGCTGCATCTGCGCATCAGGCAGGAATGAATGAGCGCGACATTCTGGCCATCGCTGCAGCAGTCGGGTCACTAGGCATCGAGGCGGCATCCGGTTCTACAGCGATGTCCACCCTGATTTCCACACTGTACAAGTCAACCGAAACCGGCGATAAGCTGCAGCAGTTCGCCAGTGTCGCAGGAATGACGAGTGAGCAGTTCAAGAAATCATGGGGCGAGGATGCCGTCGGCACCATGAATCAGTTCATTCAGGGATTAAACGATACGGAGCGCAATGGTCGGTCTGCTGTCGTTATCCTGGACGAATTGGGCATCAAAAATGTCCGGCAGACCAAAGCTATTCTCGGCCTTGCATCTGCCGGTGATCTTTTGACCAGGACAATTTCCCAGTCAAACGACGCATGGAATCAGAACACCGCATTGGCTGATAAGGCTGGTGTCATGTATGACACGACCGAAGCCAAGATGACCATGATGCAGAATGCAGCAACCAATTTGCAGATTGCAGTTGGCGATGCGTTAACGCCCATGATCGGTTCTGCAGCGGATGGCCTGACGGACATGATTGAGCCGCTCGCAGAGTTCATCGAGGCGAACCCGGCAATTATTCAGGGCCTGACGGCATTTGCAGGCGTTCTGGGAACAGCAACTGCTGCTATTGGTGCATTTACTGCTGTTTCGAAAATCGCCGCTGCAGCGAGCGCACTGTTCGGTGCAGCCATTCCTGGCGTCGGAATCATCATGGGTGTTGCTGCTGCAATCGGTGGTCTGACGCTGGGCGTTGGTATGCTGGCAGATGCATACGATGCAGCAAATCCTTCGTTTGACACGCTGGATAAACAGTTTGACGAGCTGAATCAGAAAGCCAAAGAGCAGCAGGATATCATTGATCTGGCTGAAGAATACAAGGATCTTGTAGCGGACATCGAAAGCACCGAAGCGGCGATCAAATTCAAGGCAGAGCTTGATATCGGAGATATTACTGACGAGAACCTCAGGAAGATCGACGAACTCAAAAGCAAGATGGAGGACAAAACTGCTGAGCTTAAGCAGACACTTGAGCTGGCAGGAGCGGATGATATCACCGATGAAGACATCCAGCATTTGATTGATCTTGCATCAAATGTCCAGACGTCTGATGATACGATCCGGCAGAATCTTGAGCTTATCGGCATTGAGAATGTCACACCTGAGATGATCAACCAGGTGCGAGAGTTCGCAAATACAATCACATCTGATTCCGGTCTTCTGGAGCAGCAGCTCAGGCTGATCGGGTTTGATGACGATACCGTCACCAGCATGGGATACGGCAGCTATAAGGACTTTGTCGACGATGTTGCCGCAGGAAACCTGGTAGTCAATGCTGACGGAACTGTTACGCAGCGGCTCAATCTCGGCGAGGTATCTCCAACTGACATGGATCTCATCCGGGAGATTGCTGAGAACAACGGCTATGCGGTATCTGCAGAAGGTGTAGTAACCCAGACACTTGACATCGGGCAGGTCAAATCGAGTGATATTGATACGCTCGAGCGGATGAAACAGAACATCACGAACGACACTGCCAAGTTATCCCAGACGCTTGAGCTCGTCGGAGTGGATGACATAACGCCTGAGAAGCTGCAGCGGTACCTTGATCTCAAGGTCAACACAAAAGACGGCGACTACAATCTGAAACAGCAGCTTTATCTGGATGGCGTCGAGAATATTAATCGGGACAAGCTGAATAGGCTCAAGGAATTTATTAAAGCCGTTCAGAGCAAGACTGGAAAGGCAGAACAGAAGCTTTCTGCCATCATTGAAGATGATCAGATCAGTAAGCTTGGATATTCCTCTCTGAAAGAATTCACCGAAGCCGTGATGAACGGCGACGTTGTAATCAACAAAAATGGAACAATTACTCAGACGATCAACGTTGCCGGTGATGTTGAAAAGCTGAAAGAGGCACATGAACAGGAAAAGGCATTAGCCGAAGCTGAGAATGCATCCTCTGCTGCTGCTGATGAATTAGCAGCGAAGCGTGAACGGCTAAAGGCAATCACGGATGAATTGCGCAGTTCATCTGGTGGTCTGATTACTGCAACAGATAACGAAACCGATGCGATGCTTAAGCAGGTTGAGGCGTATGAGGCAATAGCTGAGGCAAGGAGAGCTTCTTACACCTCACAGGCACAGGATGTTATCAAGAAGCAGAGTCAGCAGTATGCAGACTCTATTAGAGCCGCGGAAGAAGCACAGGTAAGAATCGAACGGGCGACCAGACAAGGCGAGATCGCCAGAGAGTTCACCACATCTGGAGATGCAGCAGAATATTTGAGGAATGAGCTGGATCAGCTTGCAACTGAAGTTCAGGGCTATACCGGATTCAATTGGATGAGCGATACAGGAGATGACGCCAAAGAGCTGCAGGATAAGTTCTACGGATTACAGGAAACGATCAACGCAATAACTGGCCAGAACTACGACTTCTCAAATAATGGTCTGGCTGGAATGGATGCAACGCTTGATGAAATTGAAGTTGGTACGCTTGCAGCCAGCAATGGATGGCAGGTCGCAAACGACAAAGCCAAAGAACAAGGCGAGATAATCGAGAACAACGCCAGAATTCAGCAGGAATACATCCAGAACCTTGTTGATGGAATTGTAAACGGAACCCTGAAAGAAGAAGAACTCCAGGCACTTCTGGAAGCACAGTTTGAAGGTTACGAGAACGGTGGCAAGATCGTAGCCGACACAATGAATCAGGTTGTTCAGGGTGTCGAAGCTGCCAAGGCTGCTGCCGAAGGTGCCGGAGATACCGCTCAAAGCGAAGCCGATAAGGCTGCATCTTCCATTATGAACATCATCGCCCGGATGCAGGAACTTCAGGAGGCATACGATGCTGCCAAAGAGAGCGCATTAAAAACTCTGTCCGGTCGGTTTTCTCTGTTCGGTGAGGTTGGTGAAGGTGCTACGGCCCTATCGACCGACCAGATTCAGAAGAATCTTGAGGCACAGAAAAAATATTGGCTGGATTACGATGCGAATATGCAGGCCGTTCTGGACAACGGTCTTGCCAAGGAAATCGTGCAGCAGTTGGCAGACGGTTCTGCCGAAAGCGCTGCACAGCTCGCATCATTGGCAACTGCATCTGATGAAGAGATTCAGAAAATCAATGAGTCTTTCAAGGATGTAGAGGCAAGCAAGGACGTTCTCGCTTCTACCATTGCCGATATGGAAACCAATTTCATATCAGGCATGGAGGAAATGCAGAAGAAGTTCGAAGAAACCATAGAGGAGCTGGACAAGGAAGACGAGGCCACCGACGCTGCAGCAGCAACCATGAGCGCTTATATTGCTGAACTGGCAAGGAATCAGGAAGCGGCTGCTGCACAGGCCAGAAGCATCGCGAACGCCGTTAATGCGGCATTGTCCGATATCATCACAAGCATTGATATCAGCATTAATGCCCATTTCAACGGAGTCGATTACGGCGGTTCAACACCAAGTAGCTCTTCATCTTCAAAAAGTCAGGGCACCGGTACCAGTTCAAGACCGACCTCAGGTCGTTTTGCAAGCGGCACAGACTACGCAACGAGAGGTTTCTCGCTTGTTGGTGAGGAAGGCCCAGAGCTGGTCTACCTTAATGGCGGTGAAAAGATCCTCAACGCGAATGAAACCGCAAACCTGCTGTCACGATCTGGATCTGACGGAGGAAATTATATCAATGTCAATTTCTCCCCGTCTTATAACATTCAGGGCGGCGACACTGCCAATATCAGGGCTGTCCTGCAAGAACATGACCAGGATATGTATGACCAGGTCAAGTTGATAATGGAAGAAATCAACACAGACCGCATGAGAACATCCTATGTATAAAGGAGCGATAGCATGACCACTTATACGACCGTACAGGGTGACATGTGGGATTCCATCGCCTATAAGCTGGCAGGAACAGAGAACGTTGCTGCACAGATCATTGAGGCAAATATGGATAAGAGCGGCATCATGATTTTCTCCGCTGGCGTTGTGCTGAATATCCCAGAGTTCAACAATTTCGCAGTGGATGAAGACTATTATCCCCCGTGGAAGAAGTGAGGTGAGATCATTTGGCTGATGCAGACGTTTACAACAAGCAGATATCATACCAGCAGCAGGAATTGGCCAGACGGTCTGCCTGGAAGATTAAGTTTGACGGTGTAGACTGCACGGATGTTGTTATGCGCGATATGCTGTCGATTGAAGTCACCGACAATGCCAGTGAAGAACTGGACGACCTGCAGATCAAGGTCGCTGATCCAGACGGGAAATGGGTGCAGCGGTGGCTGACAGAATCAATATTTGTCGGGGCAACCGTCAGAGGACTACAGGTTGAGGCATGGGTCGGTGTAAGCAAGGGCGAGAAGGTTATTCAGCAGAAGGCCGGTACTTTCCACATGGACAGTATGAAGACCGGTGGACCGCCGAATGTTGTGACAATCAAGTCCACTTCCCTGCCGTGCTCCGGTGGGATACAGGACGAAAAACGGAGCAAATCATGGGAGAAGTACTCCTTAAAGGGCATCGCTGCTGAAATCGCAAAAAAGGCCGGTTTAACACTGGTTTACGACGCAAAAAACATCAGCTACGACAGGCGCGAGCAGAACGACATGCCAGACCTGGCATTCCTCAGAGCACTGTGTCGCGAGGCTGGCATGTGTCTCAAGATTGCTGACATGCAGATGGCAATCTATGACGCGAATGCATATGCCAAATTGCCAAGCGTTATGACAATAAGGTGGATGGATGGCCAGTACATCAAATGGAACCTTGAGACAGGTGCGAGAGATATCCTGTATGACTCCTGCGTTTTGCGATATGCGCATCCTGAAAAAGGCCTGATAGAAGGACATGCGGAATCTGCGAAGTACAACGACAATGACTATCATAACAAGTTGGTTATCACGAACAGGCGGGTTGAGAGTGTCAAGGAAGCCGAGGAAATTGCGCTGCAGGAGCTTAGACTGAAGAACGATTTCGGTGAGTGTGCCACATTCACTCTCCCGGGGAATCCTGGTCTAATGGCCGGTATGAATGTCACGCTTGAGGGATTTGGCTACTGGGACGGGAAACACCCGGTGAAGAGTGCCAAGCACAGGCTGACATCAAGCGGATACACAACGGAGATCAAGCTCGGCGGCGATGTATCACAGCATTCAACCGGGTACAGTGATTACACGCTGGGTCAGAATCTGGTTGTCAGGATCGGAACTGTCATTGAGGTGTCAGGGTACAAGGCCAGAGTCAGATACACGTCACAGGACATTATCAGTGACTGGCTGTACATCGTCGAGGGTATGGAATGGTTCATTGATGACGTTCACAAGACGGAAAATCAGACACATATCCACAAAATCGACAAGCAATGGCAGGATATCCTGGATTCTATCAATGGTCACTTGCAGGGCGAGAAAACGAAGCCTGATGGCACGCACAAGCACAAGATCATCTGGGATAACCACCAGATAGACAGACTGGACTGGTTCCCGGCTGTTGGAAACCGCGCCGTGTGCATTTTCCCGACCGGCAGTGATTCGCATGGCTACATTGTGGGGATACTGAAATGACGACAGGAATGCTTGGAGATGTGACCTTCGAGGTCACCGATAAGGTGGTACGGACGCTAAGTAACCTTGCCAGAAGCAATAAGGCGACCTACGCGACGCACAAGCTCCTGACAAAAAAGGGCGTTCTGGAATTCAACGGAGTAGAACCGGAGACCATCAGTTTCGATGCCATATATTCTGCATGGTTGGGGGTAAATCCCGAAGTTTGGAGGGCAAAGCTGGTAGATATACTTGAGCAGGGAAAGGCCGTAATTTTCGTCCTTGGAACGCAACCAGTGGGCACTCAGTGGGTCATCGAAAGTTTGAGCTTCAACACTGAGTTTTTCTACAAGGACGGCACACCTGCCGAGTATAAGTGTACGATCAATCTCAAGGAATACAACTAGAGAGGAGGGTTCGAATGATTGTAATCAAGGCATCTGACGAGATGGATCTTTCTCTCGAGCCGAAGACACACATTGATGAGGTTGTGCAGCAGCTTTACATCCTGCTGAACACAATCAAAGGTGAGTGCCCGATGTACAGGGATTTCGGAATAAACAACGAGTACCTGCACATGCCGATTAATGTGATCCAGACAGCTATAACAATGGCCGTTATGGAGAGCGTAAAGAAGTATGTTCCTGAGGTAAAGGTGGTGAATATACGTTTTGAAACGGATAAATTGAGAGCAATGGAAGGCATTATGAATCCCGTATTGGAGGTGATGGACGTTGGCTAGGGACACTACACCGTATATTTTCGTTGACGCAGATCCGCAGACAATGGTGGAGACGTTGACTGCGAAATACGAAGAAATTTCAGGCAAGACGGTTCACCCGTCGAGTCCTGAAAAACTGTTTATTCAGTGGGTGGCATCTGCCATGGTACTGCTGGCTGAGCAGATCAACTTTGCCGGCAACCAGAACATCCCATCGCGAGCGGTCGGCGAAGGTCTGGACAATCTGGCACAGATATTCTTTATCAAGGAGCGCCCACAGGCCACAAAGGCAAAGACGACTTTGCGGTTCACCGTTACTGCCGAGAACAGGGGTTATGCCACAACGACACTCCGATTCACCGTAGAGGAAGATGACGAGGAAGACATCGTTATTCCGAAGGGGACGAGGATCACAGATCCTGAAGAGTCGATCACGTTTTCGACTGATGAGGATCTGACGATCTTTGCCGGCGAGACAGCCGGTACCGTCGGAGCGACCTGTACCGTGTACGGAACAGGTGGCAACGGATATGAGCCGGGAACCCTGACAATCTGTCTGGACACGATAGAGAGCTTGCAGGCGGTCACAAACACAACCGAAAGTGCCGGTGGACGCGGATCTGTCATCCTGATTTCTCAGGGCACAAGAGTCACGACTTCTGACCAGGCTATCGTGTTTGAAACAGATGAGGATGTCTACGTTCCTGCCACGTCCGCTTATGTCGATGTTTCAGCGACGTGCCAGACAGACGGAACCGTCGGCAATGGATATCTCCCCGGACAGCTGAATGTGTGTGTTGACCTGTTCAATTATTATTCCAGCGTCACCAACCTGACGATGACAGACAGCGGCAGCGATGTAGCGTCAGATGATGAGTTTTATGAGCTGCTGGTTACCGGACAGGATGCCTACACCTCTGCCGGAGCCAGAGGCACGTATGAGTATTACGCCAGGAGGGTATCGACATCGATCCGGAACGTGGTGGTCAATTCTCCGGAGCCCTGTGTGGTCCATATCTACGCTGTCATGGAAGACGGCACTCCGGCATCCTCCGAAATGAAGGCGGCGATCCTTGCGGCATGCAATGATGAGGATGTCCGGCCCCTGACGGATCAGGTGTCCGTGGAAGATGTGGAGCTGGTCTACTACAACATCAATCTGACCTACTACCTGAGCCGGGATTCCACCGAAAGCGCCGCCACCATCGAAGAGAATGTGGCTGCTGCCGTGCAGGAATACATCGCCTGGGAGAGCGCGAAGGTCGGGAGGGACATCAATCCCTCCAAGCTGAATCAGCTGGTGGTGGCGGCAGGCGCGAAGCGGACCGTCATTCATTCTCCGACCTTCACCGTTCTGAAGAACGGCACCGTGGACGATCCCACGGTCGCGGATCCGGAGGACTACGTTCCCCAGCTGGCCACTATCGGCACGGTGACCCTCACGAACGGAGGGTATGAAGATGAGTAAGGGAATCACACAGGAGGCCATGCTGAGCGTCCTGCCGGGTGTTCTGGCCCGGGATGACGGCATGTACAGCCTGGCTCAGCTGATCGGCTGGATCATCGACAAGGACAGTGGCAAGATTGATTCTCCGGCCATCTTCCAGAACATCGACAGCCTGGATGAAGACCTGCTGGATCTGCTGGCCAAGGATTACAAGATTGACTGGTACGATTATGACGGCACCATCGAAACCAAGCGCAATCAGCTGAAAAGCAACTGGTTCGTCCGGAAGAAGATCGGAACAGTCGGCGCCGTCAAAGCGGCGATTCGGGATGTATGGCCGGATTCGACTGTGGAGGAATGGTACGAGTACGGCGGCGATCCCGGATACTTCCAAGTTCTTCTCAGCCTGAACACCGAGGGAACGGTGCCTTTCAATAAGGCTGTCCGGATGGTCGAAGTATTCAAACCTGTTCGGGCGCACATTGACGGTTATCCGATTCTCCGGATCCGCTGCGGAATCGTCATCAAGACGAAGAAGAGCGAGAACATCCGGTATCACGTTCCTCAGGCCGGCACTGTGCCGAGGCGATCCACACACGGCGATAAGTCCTACGAGGACATTGTGATTGAGACCAGGCTGGACGGATCAGAGTATCACGTTCCGGTCACCGGAAAATCCACGGCTGGCACCTGGCCCGATTACGCCACTCATGGCAACAAGTCTGAAGAGGACATCGTGCTGCAGACGGAAGCAGACGGCCCGGAATACCATGTGCCGATTACGGGCCAGATCACCGCAGGCACGCATCCGGATTATTCAACCCACGGGGATGTGGGCGCAGGCGGTCTTGAGGTTTCCGGATCTTCAGTTTCTGTCGGCTACGGCATCCGCAGGTGCGGGACGCCGAACAATTCATTATTCTGAGGGAGGTGATGAGCCATGCTGCAAACTGTAGCCTTCACGGATCTGCGGAACTACATCACGAAGCGGATCTACAAAGCACAGTATCAGAGAGGCGGCTCCTGGTACGACACGGCGCTGGTGAGCAAGGAAGTGACCTCGAGGGGCATTGCACGGATCAAGGTGCAGATTTCTCCCGGAGTTGCCTGCACGATCACCGGTGTCCGGCTGATCAACACCGACAATCAGGTCTGGGCCACCAAGGCGATCAGCGTAGTGCTGGAAACAGCAGACACGAACCTGCTGCAGTGGTTCGACTTTGAGATCACGGAGGAGGAAAGCTAATGTACAACCGGACGTTTTGGGTAGACGAAACCGATCAGTATGAAAACCGGTACACCGAAACCGCGAACGCTGACGGTACGATCACCCACACCAAAGTCACCGGGGAGGTGTACGTTGAAGGCACTCCCCAGAGCGCAAGGAACTTCAACAACATCGAAGACGGCATCATGGACGCGCATGTGGCGCACGCTCTGCTTCTGCAGGCCTTCCGGGAAAAAGGCTGGGAAGACGATGACCGTCTGGACGCCCTGGAGAAGGCCACCGTGCAGGAGACCGGAACGGTCAGCCTGACGAACAGCCAGGAATTCCCGTTCAACAATTCCAAGAAGTCCGTGGCCCTGGCCAACGTGAGAGACAATCTGAACTATGTGGTCGTGGTGGTCAGCAAGACCGCAGCTGACGGCGGCAACATCGGAGAGATTGAAATCTCCGAGCGGCAGGTCAACGGCTTCAAAATCGCTTTCACCGGCAGCTCGAAGAGCGTGACGGTAGTCTATGCTGTGATTGGAGGTTATAACCAATGATTATCGTGGAAAAGAATGAAGGCCCGAAGATTGATTACGAGATCCAGAACACGGCCACCAAGAAGAAGATCACCTTTGACGATGACCTGACCATCAACCTGATCAAGCGCGAAGAGGACTGGCCCGTGCACATCGATGTCTGCTTCGATGCTGACGGATGCCTTGTCATCGGTACCGCTGCCGGCCGCGCTTATGTCGCGGAGATCGACATCCCGGCCCGGGAGTACATCTATCCGGAACCCGGCGAGGAAGGCGAAGAGCAGGAGCCCCCGACCCCTGTTCCGCTGGATCTGGACAAAGTCACCCTCAGCCTGTGGGCTGTGGAGTAAAGGAGGCAACCGAACATGGCTAATTTCGATCTGAGCGCACTGGCGCTGAAAGCAATTTGCCCCAGTAATGAGATTCTGTATGACGATCAGGGCATGCCCTCCGTCATGGTGAAGATCCCGAAGATGACCTACGCGCAGCTTGGTCTCGGGGATTCCACCGCCACCTTCCCGGCCTTCATCGTGAACGGTACTGAGATTGATGAGATCTACATCTCCAAGTATCAGAACATCGTCATGAACGGCCGCGCCTATTCTCTTCCCGGGCAGGATCCGAAAACCAGCATCAACTTCGATCAGGCGATTGCGGCCTGCTCCGCGAAGGGTGACGGCTGGCATCTGATGACCGCCTTTGAATGGGGCGCGCTGATTGCCTGGTGCGAGAAGAACGGCTTCATTCCTCTGGGCAATAACAACTACGGCAAGCACAGCTCCGAATCCAACTACAAGGCGCTGCCGGCCAACACGGACGCCTCGCATTACGCACTCCGGACGCGGACCGGTACCGGCCCTCTGACCTGGTATCACGATCAGACGCTGGACGGCATCGCGGACCCGTGCGGAAACGTCTGGGAGTGGACGGGCGGCATCCGGAGCGTCTACGGCGAGCTGCAGATTCTTGTGAACAACAACGCGGCTGATTCCGATCACAGCCAGGGCGCGTCCTCCGCTGAATGGAAGGCGATCAACGCCACCACCGGCGAGCTGATCACGCCTGACGGCTCCGGCACGACCACCAATTCCATTAAGATGGACTGGGTCAGCAGCAAGCTGACGTATGCCGCGACCATCACCGATTCCGCGCCCGGCGAACATAACTGCACCTTCGCCAACTGTGTAGCCGGCACCAGCATCGGAGACGATGCGAAGAACGTCCTGATTGCGCTGGGCATGATGCCGAAGACCGGTTCCATTATCACCGGCAGTCAGTGCTACTTCAACAACGCGCAGCAAGAGCGGCTCCTTTTCCGTGGCGGTGCCTACGGCGACTCCGCCGACGGCCTTGCCTCGTTCTACGGCTACAACGGTCGTCCGTACGCCGCCACGAGCATCGGCTTCCGCTCCGCTTATGTTGAGCCGTAAGCTGAGTTACTGTTAGCTGAAAGCATCCCGACAGGGATGCCATTACCTCCCGCGAAGCGGGAAAATTTTTCTGAAAAAAACTGTAACGATAACCGTTAGAAAATAACTATGTTTGGCAGAATATCACACATCCCAAAAATCCAATTGGGTGTGTGATATACTGCCGCGGCAAGGGGGAATTGACATGGCAACGGAAGACTTCAGGACACTTCAAAAGATTGAAGACATGATGCTTTACGCATATCCGGTGCTGATGCAGTTCCCCAAAGCCGAGAAATTCAGCCTCGCTCAGGACATCAGATCCTGCATGAACACGCTTCTCAAGCTGACAATCGCGGAAGATAAGAAATATACGAAAAAGACAACACTTGAGAACATGGACATTGAACTCGCGACGCTGAAGGTCTACATTCGACTTGCGCAGGAGCTATCCTATATCTCGTTCCATAAATACGAGGTGTGGGAATCCAAGCTTGTCGAAATCGGAAAGATGATTGGTGGCTTGTTAAAATCCGTCAACGACAAGTCGCGGTCATAGGGATCAGGCCAAGTTTGCGGCTCCTTTACCGTGGCGGTAACTACAACAACTCCGCCAACGGCCTTGCCTCGTTCAACGGCAACAACGGACGTACGAACGCCAACACGAACATCGGCTTCCGCTCCGCTCTACCGACAGTCAGATGTGGTGAACTCAAGGGTTTATCTCCAGTACAGGTGGATAAAGGGGCCTGACTCCTCGACCGGTAATACCGGGTGAAAAATTTCAGTTCCGGGGCCGCTCTGCTGCACTGCTGAAAAGGTTATTGCTTTAACCGGCAATTTCGAACGATCATGGGAGGCTGTATGGAAAAGTATCAACATGTGTTTGAAAGGTTTATCGCTTTTCAAAACCAGTACGACGGATACCGGCTTGCACGCCGTAACAAGCGATACAAGCCTGAGGTGCTCGCCTATACAGCCAACCTTGAGGAGAACCTGATAGATGGTATCAACCATCTGATTTGGAAGGATTACCAGATATCAGGGGCCTTTGAATTCTATGAGTACTTTCCAAAGAAAAGAATCATTACGGCATGGCCTTTCAAGAACCGTGTGATTAACTGCGCTGCATACAACGTTTTGTGGCCCGTTTACCATCAGAGCATGTACGAGCATAGCTATGGATCGGTTCCCGGAATGGGTCAAATAAAGGCTGTTAAACAGCTGCAGAAATGGATGCGGCAGGCAGAAATAACCGGCAAAAACCAGTGGATCGGGAAGGCTGACGTTGCCAAATTCTTCTTTCGGATTCCACACGATGTGCAACTCCGGGAACTTGGCAAACCGCTGGACGATCCTGACATGATGTGGTTTCTCGAAACTTGCATCAAGGGAGACGGCAGACCGACAGGGTTACCGCTTGATTGCGGAGATCCGTCAGAAGCAGAAAGGTTATTCAACATTGGAATGCCGGTTGGTTCCCTGATAAGCCAGATGACAGCAAATGTCGTTCTGACACCTGTTGACCATTACCTGAAACGTGTAATTCGGATTCCGAAACTGATTCGGTACATGGATGATTCAATCCTGATGGGCGACAGCAAGCAGCAAGTGTGGGATGCTCTGGGTGCGATGGATGACTTTCTGCAGGACAATTTCGGCCTACAGCTCAATGGCAAAACTTCTGTCGTGCGTTACAACAAGGGCATTGAGTTCATCGGTCGGGTGATTCGTCCTGACAGCATCCATATCAGGAAGTCAAGCAGCCTGCAAATGAAGAAGCATTTAACCTTTGTTCGGGAAGCTTATGGGCGTGGCGAAGTTCCGTATGAATACGCAATTGATGTGATCCGTAGCTATCTCGGATTGCTGAAACACACAGATAGCACATCACTAAGAGACAAGATCTTGAGAGACTACGTCTTAATCAGACATTCGGCACCGGATTAACACACCGGTGCCTTATTTTTGTAAAGCTATGATTAATATGATCGTTTTAGCATTTTTCGCTGTATCTATGATAGCAGGCGTTGCGGTACTGGCTATTTCAGTGTGCGCAATTTCAAGTGAAATCAGCCGCAGGGAAGAACAGGAGGACGCACATGATAAAAACATCTGATGCCATCGAATGCGGTCGGTCGCTTCTGGGCGTATCCTATTCGACTTACGACTGCATCAATTTCATCAAGAAAATCATCCGGTCAGCTCCGGGCGGAGATCCATCCTACACTGACGCACATGTTCCTGCGCTGTGGGCAAGTGCAAACAGCTCCGAAAAATACCGGCATCTGATCTGGACACAGGAAAGTCTGGACAATCCGAAACCTGGTATGCTGGCATTTAAGGGACAACCGTTAGGCAGGGATCACGAACCCAGTCATGTGGGATTGGTCACCAGTCCAACAACTGTCATCCATTCATCATCAGCAAAGGGTTGTGTTGTTGAAACAGATCTGCTGAATGGTCAGTGGACTTTATTGGCACAGCACAAGCTGATCGAAGTGTCAGACAATGGAAAGGAAGAATCCGATATGGATGTTCTATACACAGCCAAGGTTGTGACTGAATCGGGGAACCTGAATCTCCGGGCCGGTCCTTCAACAAAGGATTTGCGAATCGCAAGTATTCCCCCGGGAACCACCGTCAGTGTTATGAAGGAATTGTCTGATTGGTGCTTTGTTTCCTGTGACAAAGGAATCGGTTATGTCTCAAAGCAGTATCTGCAGCGGACGGAAGAAGAGACACAGCCGATTCAGGAACAGGAGACAATTCAGGACACTGGTTCATGGGGCGTATTCGTTCCCTGTGAGTCCAGAGAACAGGCCGAGACCCTTGCAAGGTTCTTCAACATCGCGACTGTATGTCAGAAGGAATTGAGGGATTGATATGTCTACAGCCATTCAGATAGGGGAATTTCTAAAGCAGTGGTGGGGATACATCGCTGCCATAGTCGGTATAATCGGCGCTGTATACAAGTACATCGCCGAGCCAATCCGAAAGAAGAAACAGAAAGCACAGGAAGCACGTGACGAGTTCCAGCGTCAGATGATGGGCAAGATTGAGGGCATTGGAACGGAGATAGACGGCATCAAAAAGGACATTGAGGAAGTGTCGAAAGATGTTGGATACCTACAACACGATCGGCTGCAGCAGGGGCATGACCATTATATGAAATTGGGTTATTGTCCTCCGGGAGACAAGGAAAACCTGACGATGATGTACGACAGGTATATTGCCAGAGGGAGAAACAGCCTGTACAGCAGCTATAAGCAGGATCTTCTGGATCTACCACCTACACCAGAAGGAAACTGGGGGGCAAGGCAATGAGGCTTGGAACGGATTACATGCAATTTTCAAAGGCGCTGGCAATTGCTATGCTGCTGGCCTACATTGTCCAGATCGCTGCAACTTTCACTGCGATCTGTCTCAATGTAGCCCTAGCTGATCCGCTTCTGCAATTGATGTCCAGCGCACTGGCATTTTACAGTATCGTCTATGGGTGCTATGCAGGTAACAGTGCTGTCGAAAAAGCGGTAAACGCCAGACAGACTGCGATAAAACCTGAGAACGGATAATACGAAAGGAGAAACACATGATCGATTTGTCTTTTGTGATCGGCGCTGTCATTGCTGTGATGATAGCATTTGTGATTTACAAGGTCTGGCCCGCAATGAAAGCTTTCATCCCGGCAGGAGCTTTGTACTTCATCAACTGGTTCGCAGACGTCGTTGTGCGAGCCGTAGAGTCTGACTTCGCCGGCGAGGGCGGAGGGCGCAAACGTGAAGAAGCTTTCCGTCGAATCAACGAGGCTATGGCACCTATAATTGAATTCTTACACAAACTGGGATACGATATTTCCGCTGAAAGAATTTACGAGGCAATACAGGCCGCATGGATCCGACTCGACCTGGATGAGGTGAGAGCTGGAATAAAACCAATTGAATATGAATATGAAGATGAGGAGGATGACAAGCCTCCTGAATCTGAAGAATAATAAAAGCCGTCATCGGATAATACCGGTGACGGCCCTTTTTTATTTCCCGGAAGACTGTGAAATTCAAGCGGCATACGGCCAAATTTCGTCTCAACAGGTGTGGGTAATAGGGTAACTAGGGTAGGCCAAACAGACGCGAATTTCGGCGTTTAAGCGCCCTGTAATACAGGTTCTTCGATAGCATCAAGTTTGCTGATTGTTTTTGTCATATACAAAAGGTACTGAACAGACTGCTTCTTCATGTCATCCAGAAGCCTGGATGCATCCACAAGCATCTTTTCATAGTCAGGATCACGGAACCGTATATCAGACAGCCCAAGCAACCAGTCAGCAGATACTGAACATTTTAAGCAGATCTGAACGAGAATCTCCGAATCTGCTATTCGTTTCTCATTCTCATATTGAGCAACAGTTGGCCTGCTGATTCCTAATCTCTTTGCAAATTCAACCTGGTTCTCACCTTGATTGCGAAGAGACCGAAACCTTTCAGAGAAGATCTTCTGTAACGCCATTCATTACTCCTTTCTAAACTCCGGTACCATAAGCAGAACCTGAACCGCATCCATGAGCTTTTCATATCCTGCAGTATTCAGCTTATTGACAAGACTGGCAAGCTGAGCATCTAACTTGCTCACCGAATATTCCTCAAAACCTTTGAGGTCTGAACCTGAGACAGACGATAAGCTTTCAGCGCTTACGCCCAGACATTCGGCTATTTTCCACACATGGTCCATTTTCAAACGTCCTTTTCGTCTGAATGAACCGGCAAGAGTGTCTGGAGAAATCCCAATCATGGTGGCCAATTGTCTCCTACTAATGCCACGAACAGACAAGAGTCTGTCTAATTCGTCGTAGTCAACACATTTCATATTGGTGTTGCGCGCCTTCGCCTCATTCTCTTCGATAATCCCGACACCATTATGAAATGTCACATCGAAACCGAGTACATTCCCAAGCTTTGCCAATTCATCCGTTTTCGGAGACCTCTCATTACTCTCATATCTCCGAATGCTCATTACTGATACGCCGCTCATCTGAGCAAGTTCAGCTTGTGTCAGCTTCTTCTCCTTTCTCTTTTGTTTCAGAAACATTCCGACATTATCCATCGTTCTTTCTCCTTTACACGTTTCTCAACGTACGTGACTCTCAGAGCTTATTATTTGACCCGTTTTGCCGTCTCATCCTATCTGGCCTATAGGAAACTAGGGGATAGAACGAGACAGCTAAAAACCGCAAATAAGACGGTCTCAGACTAAACCGCGTTTTGCTTCCCTGCTGACGTACTCATTAGGGTGGTCGTGGAAATATACTTCATTAAACCATTTCTTGCCTACGATTTGCGATGGGCCGGGATTCACATCGTCATAGACAGTCATCACGATCAGCCGGTCCGTCTCCGGGCGCTTGGGATCAAACTTAAATTTGTAAGTGCCCAAGCTACGGATGAAATCCGAGAGATCAGGAGCGTTCTTGTAATCTCCAGAGTCAATGGCGTCACTGATGAATCCGCCATCTGTATCCTTCGTGAGCATGAATGTATTAAAAATCTTCATGATAAGCACCCTTCCTTTTCTTGGAATATGTGCCGCATGTGATCCGGTGATCCACGTACGGTGCATCCTCATTGATGCACCAGTTCCGGCCAACCTTGACAGCACCTTCCAGCATTCCCCGGTTGGCCTTTTTGTTTAGGTTGCTTGGTGTGCAGCCAACACGCTGAGCATATTCGGCCAGGGAAATCAATTTGCCCATATCATCACCTACACTATCAGGGCCGTCGAGGTAGTCATCTTTTTCAGCTTATTCGTGGAGAAGGAATAAATCGTGTTGATGCATTCCGAATAACTACGGTCCTCACACGCCATCGCCATCTCCACGTAATTCTTCAACCGTCTACTGAAAGGGTTTGGCAGCGAGACCAAACGGTTCTGCAGCAGCTTACCGTCGCTGGCATCCGCAAGCATAATCAAGCAGGAATAACCATAGTCCCGGCCCGGGTCCAGGAGAGACGGCGGCATCCTGGCAATCTTCGGAGAATAGGTGCAGTCCATGGCATCAATCCCTTTGAATGACATAACCCAGAAGACCACACATCCTGTCAGGCCCATGTCGATCCTGATCGGGGAATCGACTTTAAAAGCGTCGATTTCTTCTCTGGTGGGCTTTTCCATCCGGCACAGCACTGTCACTCCGCTGCCATCGATGTTCAGAAACAACCCGCCCGTTCCCTTGAATTCAGGGTAACACTTACCAACTTCAAATATCATCTTGTCCTCCTTCTACGGGTATCCATGCCCGTGAGAAATCCTTATCTTTAAACAGGTCTGCGAGACCTGTTATCTGCTTTAACCGCAGGATTTCATCCTGATCCATGCCCAGGTGTTTCGCGATCCAGCCATCTGACCGCCCGATCTTATGCAGCTCAGCGATGATGTTTCCCATGAGATCCACATCGTGGGTTCCTCTAGCCCGGTTGTGACGAATGGTGGATGCCATCCGCTCATCGATCGGCTTGTCGATCACGCTCACCGGGATACAGCCGCCCTCGCGGTTATAAATGTCCTCATGATCCAGCATAATCCGGTACCGGTGGAAGCCATCGACAATGTCGTACATGTCCGCTGCAGCATCGTAATAGCAGACGATAGGCATTGTATAGCCATCCTGCTTGATACTGTCGTACAACAGCCGCATCTCAGGCGGGGCAACCGAATTCGGGTTATATTCGTTCGGGCGAATTTTCTCAATCGGAATCGCCTTGACTCCGTAAACTGGTGATTTGAACATCATTCTCCTCCAAACATTACGCTTTTATACTTCGCTTTAATTGCATTGATCCTGGCCTGCTGCTCCTTGTTTGGGCCGAAGCCCATGAACCGGCACAGATGGTCGTTCTTCAGGATGCAGTAGCACATCCGCTTCCATGATGGAATATCGATTGTGCTGGTCACATCGTCTGTATCGTCTGGGATGTCTCCATCGAATACGATCCTATGCTTGCCATCCTTGGAGTAATTGCTTACTCCGTTTTCCCTGATCGGATATCCACGCTCCCGGATTTCTGCGATGACCTCAGGCGCGAAACCGCCGCCGGTCTTATGCCAGAAATCAATCGAGAAATTGAATTTCTCAAGGTAGTTGTTCCGTAATTCTTCCGGCAGTGTAGACAGCAGGAACTGGGTATAACTCTGCCATGTGTGGCCCTTTGGCAGCGTTACCTGCTTGTATCCCATTGCCTTTGTGCCACCGTAAATGGCACCGAAATTGGCGCCCTGGATCCTTCCCACCAGCTTCGCCCATGTCTGCGGCTCAATAACCCTGTACAGGTTCAGACTTTGCGATGCCCATTCATTGAAAGGAGATGCGACGCGCATCTGATCGACCGTCAAGCCGGCTTTGTAGAACAGGTCATACAGATGATTGTAATCATAACCGAACTTCCCGGTCGCGATCCAGACATCCTCCGCTGCCCAGTCATATAACGGCGCAGCCGTCCACATATCCTTGAAGTTATTCGAAATCCACATGGCATCCTTATACGGGTGCCGTTTATTGATGATGGCATTGTACCGGTGCAGGCTCTCATCCGCTCTCATTCCGATCAGGGCCACCGTCTTCCCGCCTCCGCAGTGATCACGGTACCATCGTCCGAACTGCTTGTACAGATCCTCCTGCAGCATAGCATCCTTGTAGAAGCTGAACGGATTGTTATCCAGGTTAACAACCCACCTGTTCTCCGGCATCGGTCGTACCCAGATGTCCTTTTCCTCAGGATTCCACGGCACCCAGTACAGCTGGTAATTGCTCAGGTTCGTCTTGCTGGACATCGGCAGGCAGCACCAGAACGATTCGCACTGGTCACCGTACCGCTCAAACATCCGGGTGACATATTCCGTTGTCTTCTCATACTGGGCTTCGAAATCCTGGTGAAACAGTCCGATCCGTTTCTTTATGCCGTGTTCCCTGGCATAATCCATCACCATGTTCAGCAGCAGCCCGGAATCCTTGCCGCCGCTGAACGAAACATAGACATTGTCAAACTCCGAGAAGATGCACTCAAGCCGTTCCTGCGTGGCCTGATACACCGTCTTGTTGACGTACATCTTTTCCATCTTTCACCTCTCCCAACAACCATTTCCTGAATTCATCTTTTGCCTGATTCACGTCATTCGATTCTCTGATCTCCGCCTTGATCTGCTCCTCAAGACGCTCCTTTCTGGCCAGACAACAGAGGATTTTCTTATCCAGCGTGTGAGCTGCACTGATGTCGATGATGTGCACCTCGCGATCCTGACCGATTCGATGCACCCGGTCCTCAGACTGTGACCTGGTTGCCCAGTCCCAATCGTTGGAATAGTAGATCACGAACCGGCAGAACTGCAGATTCAATCCGTACCCGGCACAAATCTTGTTCGCCACGAGAAACCGGACATCGCCTCGGAATGCCTCCAAATTTGCGTTTCTTTGCCGTCTGTTGAGCTTTCCGTAAAAGGGCAAGGCGTTACCTAGGGTTTGAACTATCGTCTCAATTTCGTGCGAATACTTGGCAAATATGAGCACCTTCTCCTCAGGGTCTATGTCCTCAATGATCTCCAGAAGTTTTTGGATTCTGGGATTATCCTCAGGCTTATCGAACATTGGCGATGTTTTGAAGTGCTTCGTATCAAGCCCGGACACATACATGCCTGATATAACCGCTTGCACTGCAGCGAACATCCTGTAAATGGTCTCCGGCTGCATGTCATCCATCCTGAGTATACTTTCATTAACGATCTCAACATAATGTTCTGACTGGTCATCAGACAGATAGTAGACCGCTTCCTCGTAATTCTTGCGGGGCAGATCATAGGCATCCTTCTTGGAAATCTGGTAGGAATACGGAGCAATCTTTTCAACCAGGTAATCCGTGTTCAGCGTCCGTCTGACCTTCCCGGGAACATTGGGATCATATTCGATGTGATTGGCAGCGAAGCTGTAAAACGATCTGTATCCCAGAACCCGCCAGTCAAGGATGTACCACTGTGCGAATAGATCTGCTTCGCTGCGGCTGATCGGCGTGCCGTTCAGGATCATTCGATACGGACACTTCGTAGACAGCGATGTAATCCGCTGGGTACGAATGGCCTTGAAGTTCTTCACAAGATTCGACTCATCCACAATCAGCATTACCCGTCTGGAAGTAACGAACCTGACCAACAACTCGTAAATGCGGATGCTGCTCGATAAAGATTCGATCCCGTAGACAGCGATCTTTGGCAGCGCATCCGTCGAATGCCGGATAATATCCTGCTTGAGATTCTCCCTGACGGAGCAGGGGCAGAGCCAGAGCACAGCATCAATCTTTCCACGATCCAACCGGATCTTAATCATCTCAAGCGCTGTCCTGGTCTTTCCCAGTCCCATCTCCATGTACAAAGCGCCAATCCTGATAGGAAGAAGCTTTTTGACGGCTTCTTCCTGCCAGGAGAACATGCTCGTAGTCAGGGTCATATCTCAAGCTCCAGCAATTTATAGAGCTCAACGACGGTCAGTTTATCCAATTCCGTCTTCGTCAGGCATTCCAGGTCAATTTCGTTGACACCATCGGCAGCAGTGACGGCGTACAGGTTAAGCTCGTCGTCACGTGAGATAGTAATGGTCATTTCCGTTTCCTCCTTAATCGTCTTTCAGATCCTCAATGATTTCCCGGCTGGACTCAAGCACTGCTTTAATTCCAGCACCCTTTACCTGTTCGTTGGCCTTGTTCGGCGTGACGGGGATCACGATCCCGCTCAGCTCCTCAATGTGGTCGCGAGCCTTGGAAGAAAGGCCGAAGCCGTAGAGATTTACAAGGTCTTCGATTTTCCGGAAATCATTACCGGAAAGAGAATACCAGCTACGCTCCCTGTCCCAACGGGCGCCCATGTTACGAACATTCCCGGTGCAGTCGTCACCGTACGGGAATTCGATCCCGAACTTGTCAATCGCTCCATTGTAGAAGATGAACCGAAGCTGCTTCGGAGCGTATTCTCCGCTAAAGACCATCGAGATGATGTTCGCCCTGGCCTTCACCGTAATGCCGGCTTCCAGCAGCTTGGCAACGATGTATGCCTGTGCATCCTCAGGGGATGTGTCCTGCTCGGTGATGTGGTTCATCCAGCAGCTGTAGTGGCTGCTCCAGTAGTAGGTAGCGGCCTTGAGGACGTTGATAATCTTGCTATCCTTCGGGCTGAGAACCTTGACATACTTCGCACCATCGTCTGCCGTGTAGGGGATGATCTCAGCGACGCTGTCGGTCTTCTTTTCATCCGGCTCTGCAATCCGAAATTCGTTGTTGGTGTCCAGGATATCGGCCTTCTGAGTCTCCCAGACCGTCTGTGCTTTTTTGTATAGCTGGATGGTATCATTCAGCCAGACATACGCGGATGGGATCTCCTTGAGGGCAATGGCCAGGCACTCCTCAAAGTGCTGGGAGAACTCGGCAAAGCCAGAATCAACGCGGTCGGGTTCCTTCTCAGCTCTACGCTGGGTCCGTTCAAGCTTCTCACGCGACATCTCAATCGCACGATCCCGGACGTCATCGGCCTTAAGGATCTGCTTCGTCGTTCCTGTCAGCTCGGGAAGACCGCGCTCCGCCCACTTAGCCTTGGTTTCTTCCAGGTCAGCCAGCTGCTGTTTTTCATAGCACTCAGGGCACAGCTTGGAAGCCTCCCTGTCAACCCAGTACTGGCGATCCTTGGTGGGACCAACGACATTAATGGATCCAGAGTGTCCACAAGAATAATTGAAATCGTACCACATTTCTCAATACCTCCGTTTTTTAATTTTATCCCCATATCGGGACATTGTCAATTGAATTTTGCCGATCCGGGATGGACCCGGAATCGGCTGTCAGGAAAATATCCTGATGTACTTCTGGATCAGGCCATCCGGCACGCTGGTGAAATCATCCGCATCGACGCCGGCGATGAAAAATGGGCCGTAGATCGTGTCGTAAGCAATGCCGTTGTGGATCAATGCCCGGTTTGGCGACTGACCGTTGTACTTACCTTCCTCGTTGCACACCAGGGCAACCGGGTCATCCCACGGGTAAACCGCCTGAATGCATCCACCAACCATTTCCTGCATAGCCTTCAGCGTCAACCGTACATCGACCAGGCGTGGCGCCTGATCGGGCTCAACGAGCAATACCTTAGACTTTTTCATTGTTTACCCCTTTCTGCCGGGGCATTCGCCCCGGCCCTGCCGTTTCGTTATACCGCCATCCGTTCCCTTGCTTTCTTAGCCACATCCCAAGCGAAAACGTGGAAAGATGCGGGTTTGAAAATCTGGCAACGTTTCAGCCCTCGCGGCTGGCGAACAATCTTCTGTTCGGGAACACTCCAGCAGAATCGTAGACCGCATCTTGTTCCGGTCAGTGTGTAACGGATGATGTTCTTTTCCATTACCTCCATCTCACAGTGTATTCCATCATCGGATGTCAGCCATTCCGAAATCTCGCCGATCTTCTCAACCTGTTCAATCTTTTTCAGGTCAGTGCTCAGAATGCTTGCTAGGATGTTCTCATTTGCGTATACCATTTTGTTTCTCCTCTCGGTCGTTAGTTCCTTGTGTCGTGAATATAGTACACCAAACCGATTTACTTGTCAACTACTAAATTAAAATTTTTCTTCAAAATGACTGACAAAATTGAAAAGGCGTGATTTTCATCACGCCACTGTGCTTTCGTCGGGGGTGAAGACTGCCATCAGATGGAACCTACAGGTTGCGAATTCCTTGCCACGGAGCTTGAGCCTGCGGGTGAGGAAATCCTTGAATGCCTTCGCTTTGTCGCGCCCTTCCAGTTACTTACAATGATATAGTACACTAATACGACTTAACACGTTAATAGGAAATCAACAAAATAGTTAATAAATTTGATTGACATTTTTAGACCTGTGGTTTACTATAAGCTTGAGGAGGTGATGCATATGTCCATTTCACAGAAGATCAAGTCTGCATTGAATCTCGGAAAAAAGAAGCAGATTGATATGGCAGAGTACATGGGAATGAAGAAGCAAACGCTTGGAAATAAATTCTCAAGGGACAGCTGGTCAGCCAGCGATCTGATTAAGGTCGCGGACCTGACAGGATCCAAGCTTGCACTCACATTTCCTGATGGGTCTCAGGTGCTCTTTACTATAGAAGAAGCACATGAGACCAACCGTCAGATAAAGCAGGAGGGGCAGGAGTGACCAAAACAAAAAAGTCCCAGGTACTGCAATACCTGGGACAAGGAGTGGGTTACTTTTTGCGCCTTTCAGCTTTTCTGGCAATCGGAATCTTGTTGGGCTCTCTGACCAGGATGTCAGAAATATCACAGTCAAGGGCCTCACAAAACGCGTCAAGGTGTTCCAAGTCAATGGTGTACTTGACGTCATTATACCAGTCGCTGATGGTTGAGGGCCGAATGCCTGTGGCCCTCTGAAGATCGGCTTGTTTTAGCCGGAGCTCGCCAAGCTTCCGGCTGAGTATGATCTTAATCATCAACACCATGCTCCTTCGGTTATATTCTAACAGGATTTGCTCATTTAATGTGGCTTTCGTGACATTCAGCCAGAATTGGTTAGATTATCACAAAACCTGTTAGGATTATCGGAGGAGCTCTGGAACGAAAAAAAGGTTTAAACTCCATGGACAGAGTTTAAACCCTTTTTCTTATTATAAGTCAATCGATCCTGCCAGTCACGACAGCCAATCCACAGATCATCTGGACGATGAATCTGGGTGTTCGCATGACTCTTCTATGGTGGAGTCCGGCAGAGCCTATACGAACACTATCGGAGGGCGTGCCGAGAGTGTTCAAGCCCTTAGAATCAATCACTCCGATTGCATCCTCAACCTCAATCGGAATATCGATCTCATCGTCTCCGTCGACTCCTTTGATGATAAGGTGGAAATGATCATCATACAAGTAAGCCTTCCTCAAAAAGGTATCAAAAAGCACTTCCTGGTACTTCTTGTCGTCAATGTCTCCACGGCTGTATGACTCACAAAAAGCAATCACGCTATCCCGATCAAGGTCCTTCTTCTTCTTTGCCTCGGCGACGATCAGCTTAGCCTTGAGGGAACTCTCCTCAACAGTCAGCTTCTCGTAGTTGGTCTGGAGGTCATCGAGCAAGACATCCAGCGTGATCCGCTGCATGTTAGCCAGGATGTTTTTCTTCTCCTTGGCGATCACGTCGAGACGGTCCCTGATCAGCTTCGAATCGTCGTCATTGTTCATCTGATCAAGGTATTCCATGATGCCGTCAGCCAGAAATTCAACGACGTTAGGTTGGCTGATTATATCATGAATCGTCATGGCTAGCCGCTTCTCCGTCTGGTCCTTGGGAACAGGCATCTTACTGCAGGATTTGTCCGTCGTGTGGTTCTTACAGACATAATAGTAGAAAAGGCTTCCGCCCTTTCCGGTACCAGATTTCCCGACCATGGCACCCTTGCACCTGCCACAGAACAATTTTCCTGTCAGAAGATACATCATGTCCTCTCTCCTCCTTCGCTGCGGATTGCCACGCGATTGCGGCTTCTCCTTGCAATATTCCTGAACTGTGTAGAACAGTTCATCGTCGATAATCCTCGGTATTCCGTCTTCAATACAGATATCCTCGTAACCGTTCCTGGTGTCGTGGTATTCATAAATCCCGATGTACTTCTTGCAGTGCAGTAGCTTACTAAAGCTGCATTTGTTCCACTCACCCTTGCGCTTGGTTTTGATCCCGCGCTCGTTCAGATCCCTGAAGATATCAGCGAACGGTTCGCAATTGGCTACGCGCTGGAAGATTTCCTTCACAACGGCAGCTTCCTCAGGAACAATGGCATATCTGCCATCGTCTCCGCGCTTATACCCAAACGGGCACTGTCCCAGCACCATGCATTTCTCGGCGTTACTCCGGTATCCGCGTTTGATCTTGGATGATAGCTCGTCGGAATAATACTGGGCAAAACCCTCCAGGATCGATTCCATGAGCTGGCCGGTTGGATCGTCGGAGATATGCTCTGTCGCCGACAAGACTTTCACGCCATTGTCCCGGAGAATCTTCTTGTTCGATACGGCATCATACTTGTTCCGGCTGAACCGATCCAGCGAATAGACAATCACGTAATTGAAGGCGCCGAGGCTGCTGTCCTTGATCATCTGCTGGAAGCTGGGCCGGTTGTCATTTGTGCCGGTCATCGCGTGATCGTCGTAGACTCGCATGATCTGGAGATCCTGCGAGTCGGCATATTTCTGACAGGCTGCAACCTGCTGTTCGATAGAGACATCACGCTGGTTGACGGAGGAATATCTGGCATAGATCACGGCAACCTTGCCAGTTGTTGCTTCTTTCTTCATACCTCACATCCTTTTCAGTCCCTCATTATGCATGGTTTATTTGGCCAAATTCGCGTCTGTTTCCGCATGGGATATAATCCTATTGTCAATGGCTGCAAAGGCAAAATTGGCCATTTACTCATTGCTCTACGTACAGTTCTGGGCCGAATTTAAGTGAAGCAAAGGAAGCAGCAAACTTCTCATTATCAAGGCGCCACATTACAATATTTCCAAGGCGGTGTGAGATGGAAGACTCTAAACTTGTGCATTCCTTCGAGAATTTCTTATTGATCTTCACATGGCCGTTCTTCATAAGAACAAAGAGTGGACATTCTTCGATCGAAGAAATCTCAAGCACCTCAAGGAATATCTGCTCATTCTTCGTCCTTTTCCCAGAATGGATCATTGAGGAAAAAGCAGCTGCAAACGGAATGAAAGATAAAGTGTCGGAAAACTGGACAAAGTCTCTGGCGATTCCGAGCTGGTATTTTACCTTCGCTGCCTCAGAATCCGACTGCATGCCATCGGATGGGATCTCATGCAGTTCCATGGCAAGACGCAACATATGCTTGCATGGCTGCGCGCAACCCTGTCTGGCAAAATCCATGCAGGTACATTCATTGAGTGTCGTGTCATACATACCGCCGTCAGAAGCCGGGAAGATTCCTGACCGGTTCTCATAGTCCAGCTTCAATGGCGTCATGTCCTTTTTCTTCGCAGACGCCAACCTGTTATCTGTGATCAACGATTTGTCAAACATGTTTTACCTCGCTTTCTTTTCACGGACGATCAGAACCCAGAGAACGGAATAGCTTCCAGAGGAGCGCCCTGTACAACCATGTAGAACCCAGCAGAACTATCTATTTGCATAAGAGAAATCTTCATTCCCTCATCGTTTGATGAAAGATCGTAAGTCAGGAACGCCTCTTCGTCAGGCGTCCACTTGCGAAACGACACTGTCGTGGTTCTTTCTTCACCGTTTGCTCCCGGAAGAACCTTGCAGTTGTACCAGTTATATTTGAAATCCTTTTTGCAATCGTAGACTCCCGGCAGCAGAGTGTATGTTGCCTGTGCTGCGATCCTCTCATTGACAGCTCCTTGCAGCTGGATCAACTCATCTAATCCCAGGTTTGACACATCTGGGATATCGGCGAGCGCAGAGCACATAGATATAGTAGCAATTACCAACAATATCAATAAGACGATCCATTTTTTCATAGTAAGCTGCTCCTTTCAAACTGTAACAAAATACGTTAATTTCTTGACATACGGACAAAACCTTAACAGATTGTGATAGAATAATGGCCCACCGGTGAGATTCAAGAAAAGGAGTATCACCCATGAGACATGATGTGCAACCGGAAGAAAAGAACGCAAATGCAAACTTTTCTCCTGAAACTAAAGAGGCGACAGCCCTTTTTAAAAGGCTGTCACCCAGTGCTCGCAAGGAGATTATAGCTGTGCTAAGATCCCTCGCATTGACGAAAGAATGAATGACTTCTGTTCTTTATTCAATCGTTCAAACAATTGAATAAACTCATCCAGCTCATCCGCTTCCGGATCGGGCTGGATTTTTTTGTCCTCATTCTGGCTCCATCCGAAGAAATAATCAACCGGAACATCCAGATAATCAGCGATGCGTTCCATTATGGAAGCGTCGACTTTTTTGTTGTTCCGATTAATGATTCCGTAGATGGTGTTCTTGGATATACCCGTTTCACGCGCCAACGTGCCAGGCTTGATCTTTTTTGCCTGTAGTAGGGCATCCAGTTTTTCACCGATCATGTGCTTTTACCTCCTTGTCCCATATAGTACAGTAGATTTTTGGGTAAGTCAATAAAAAAGTGTACATTTGCAAAAAAAATTGTTGACAAGCACGCGTTTGCGTGCTACTATTTGCAAAACGGCACGCAAACAAGTGCCGGGAAGGGAGGAAATTGGATGTACAAAAACATGCGAGCCCTGATGGCAGCCAAAGGCATCACGGTTGATGCGATGGCCAGGCTGCTTGGTGTTACTGCCGGTACTGTTCAGAACAAGCTGAGTGGTAAATCCGAATTCACGTTCGGAGAAGCAGAGCTGATCATGGAAACTCTGTTCCCGGAATACAACTATAAGTACGTATTCCGCCGGGAGCATGACGCGGCATAAGAAAGGAGGATTGCCATGAACCAAGCCATGCCGATTGTTGATCCAATGCTGATCGAGCCGGAAGCGAGGCACAGGTTGATCGTCGAGACGCTGCAAGCCATACGGCGTTGCCAGCGTGATCAGCCGGACAGGTGGGCACAGATCGAGGCAAGAGCCGACGAGCTCCGGGCCGAGAGATCTGGCAAATAAAAAGGCCCCCGCTGTTGGCGCAGCTAAGGGCCTAGGCAAAAGCACATATGAAAGGTAGCACGGAGCTGCCGAAAAGTCAAGGAGATGAAGGAGAACGTTGAGTATTCCTGATGCCCCATGGATCATGGATACAGAGAGGTACGGCGTTCCGGAACGCGATCCGGTGCACTGTCCGATCTGCAATGCGGAATGTGATTGGATCTTCCTCCAACAGGGCGATCCAGTCGGTTGTGAGAACTGCATCACTCAGCGCGAAGCGGATGAGTGGTATGACGAGAAAGGAGATATTTGATGATTAATGAAGGTTACACGCTGGATTTTTCCAAGCAGACATTTGGCGTAATCCTGTACGGTGCGCCCGGTACCGGGAAAACCACCCTGGCACTGTCTGATGGCCGCATGGGTGCGGACACGCTTCTTATTGATCTGGAGCACGGCGTAGGTCGCACGAACCCGCTGCACCGCCTGCACGCCAATGTCCTCACTGCTTCCACCTATGAGGAAGTTCTGAAAGACCTTGAGACGGAGCAGGCAAAGGCTTCCAAGACGGTAGTGATTGATACTGCCGGCAGCTTGGTTGATTACCTGAAGGACTGGGCGATGCGGACCAAGAATGACGCAAAGACGCGGACTGGTGGGTTTAACGGCCTGAAGGGTTTCGGGTACGTCAAGTCGGAGCTGGAAAGCTTCGTGAACAAGATCAAGACGGTCATGAACAAAAATGTGGTTTTCATTTTCCACTGTGATGAGAAGGCCGACAAGGACGGAAATCCGATTCAGCGGCTCCGCTGTGAGGGCTCCTTCCGGAACACGGTATGGACAGGCATCGACTTTGGCGCCTACATCCAGATGATCGGCAACAAGCGCTTTGCCTGCTTCTCTCCTGAGGATGAGTTCTTCGCAAAGGGCTGTCACGGTATCTCAGGGCACATTGAGATCCCTGAGCTTGACAGCACGAAGCCGAATGACTTCCTTGCAAGACTGTTCTCCCTGGCACGTAAGAACATGCAGGAAGAGAATGACGCAGTTGCCATTCAGATGGTCGGCTACAACGAGGTCATGGAGACTGTGGCCAAGCTGGTTGACAGCGTCAACGATGTCGATTCTGCAAACAAGGTCATGGACGAGATTGCCGGCATGAAACATGCTCTTACTTCCAGAAAGGAAAGCGGAGCGATCCTCAACGAGAAGTGCAAGGTGCTCGGCATGAAGTACGATCCGCAGTCAAAGAAGTATGCCTTGGTAGGTGATCAGCAGTGAGGCTGAAGATCACCAAGACGCTGATCGAGAGCTGGGCATACATGTTCAGTGCATTTGAGGGTTACGAGGAAGACGCTTACAACGACTTCCTCAAGACCCTGAAGCGGGAACCCGTTGAGGACAACGAGGCAATGCGTGATGGCAGAGATTTCGAGAATCTCTGCTACCGCATGGCCAGAGGTGAGCAGGTGACCAGCCCGATCTTGTTGCCGAGCATCAATCCCGTGACAGGAGAATCTCACGAGGGTGGTGTGAGATGCCCGAAGTGGTATGAAGGTGCCAGAAAGGTTGTTCCGTACATCAAGGGCGGACAATTTCAGGTACCGGTCAGCTACTACCTCACCCTTGACGGTAGAGACTTCTACCTGTTTGGCATCTGTGATGTCGTTCGGGCCGGTGTGATCTATGACATCAAATTCAGGACGAAAAGTCTTGGATCAGACGATGTCTACGGGAAGTACCTCAACTATTCCCAGCATTCCCTGTATCTGAAGGCGCTGCCTGAGGCACAGCAGTTTGTCTACCTGGTCAGTGACGGCACCGATCTGTACACCGAGGTTTATTCCCGGGAAGGCAGTAAGCCGATTGAGGAACACATCCGGTATTTCTGGGACTGGCTGAGGTGTAAGCCTGATCTGATGGAGATCTACATTGAGAGGTGGGCGCTATGATCGGGAGACTTACCGAGATGACCAGGTTACCCAACGGGGAGTGGGCCACCACTTTCACCACAAAGCAGCCAATGATCAACTTTGACGAGCTTTCCAAGGACGATTGCGACATCGTGATCAAGAAGTATCGGAAGAGCCGGAGCAACGACGCAAACGCCTTCTGCTGGGCCCTGTGCACGCAGATCGGCAATGCGCTGCAGCCGCCTATCCCCAAAGAAATGGTCTATAGAAGGGCTATCAGGGACGTAGGAGACTATGTCCCCCTTCCGATCCGAAACGACGTGGTGGAAGACTTCAAGCGGCGCTGGAGCAGCAAGGGCATCGGATGGTTCGCCGAAGTCATCGACGACAGCAAGATCCACGGGTACAAGATGGTATTCGCGTACTACGGGAGCTCAACGTATGACACAAAGAGCATGAGCCATCTGATTGATTACCTGATTGATGAGGTTCAGCAGATGGGCATGGCTATTCCCTTGAGCAAATCTGAGGTGGAACGGATGAAAGCCGAATGGAGGTTGCAGGATGGATAGCATCATCCAGTCAGAGAAGGAATGCTTCTTCTGCGGTTCCCAGTGCGACCTGGAATGCCACCATGTGTTAGGCGGTACAGCCAATCGCAAACTGTCCGAGAAGTACGGTTTAAAGGTCTGGCTGTGCCGCAGGCACCACACAGGGGCAGACGGTGCACAGTATGACATCGTCAAGAACATGCAGCTAAAGCGGGTTGCACAAAAGCGTTTTGAAGCCATCCACGGACACGAACGCTGGATGGAAGTATTCAGAAAGAACTACATCTGAGGAGGAAGTTATGAAGGCTAATTTTAACGACTTGAAGGACAACATCATCATGTCGATTTATGATTACAACTTTTGGGTTGAGAAGGCCACCAAGTTTGACATCATCGTCAACGGCATCAGGGCCAAGGCCGAAGCTGCTGGAAGCGAGGAAGATCTCGCCAATTACAACCTGATCGATGACGAGATGATCATGGCTGTGACTGGCATGAACAGGTATGTTCGCAGTGTTCGCAACGCGATCCGTGAGAAAGTTGGTGAACAGGGTTAATGGAACTGGTTCAGATTATCGGTAACCTGACGGGCGATCCTGTTTCCCGTGTTACTCAATCCGGCATCAACCTGTGTTCTTTCAGCGTTGCGGTTAATCAGCCGCCCTCCAAGGCACAGCGGGATGCAGGTCAGACACCTCCTGCCAAATTCTTCCGTGTGACCGCCTGGCGCGAACTCGGAGACATCTGTGCAAAGTACCTTGCCAAGGGCCGGAAGGTGTATGCGCAGGGCACGATCACTGCCAGTGCTTACACCGCACAGGATGGCAGCATCAGGGCATCCCTTGAATTAAAGGCTGACAAGGTTGAATTCCTTTCCAGCAAAAGCGATGCCGCGGCAGAATCGGGGGCCGCTGCACCGGCAGTGCAGTCTTCACCTGCTGCTGAATTTAAGGAAGTTACGACAATGGAGTCTGAGGAGCTGCCCTTCTAAGTTGCATGGGCTGGTAACCACTCCGGTCCCATCCGAAAGGAGACAATCAATGAATAAAATTATTCCCGCTGATCAGGAAAAGATCAGAGCAATCATGAAGAGGAATGGGCTAAGCCTTGCAGAAGGTTCTACCAAGATTGGCTATGCGGATACCTACCTTTCGAGTATTAGATGTCGTGGAAACAAGATATCCATTCATGCGGCGATGAACCTCGAGCATCTCTTCGGAGTTAAACCCGAAGCCTATGCTCCGGATCCTGTCAAGGTTCCGGAACTGGAGCCGAAACCCGCACCTGCTGAACTTATTCCCACTGATGCCATCTGTGCCGAACTTCGTGCGATCCATAATGCACTTCCGTCTGCTGAAGATTTGTCGGCATTGATCTATAGTGCCGTCTACGATGCAGTCAAAAAGGCATTGGCTGAATAACTGTTGTGTGGCCGGTAATCACTCCGGCCACATCCGAAGGGATGTGATGGATATTGTCCGATGTGAAATGGATCAAGATCGTCACTGACATTTTTGATGACGAGAAGATCCTGCTGATTGAATCCATGCCGGATGCAGACAGCATCATCGTGATCTGGTTCAAGCTGTTGTGTCTGGCTGGAAAGCAGAACAATGACGGAGTCCTGATTATGAACAATCGGATTCCGTACAGCGACGAGATGCTTGCTCACATCTTCCGGAGGCCACTAAACACGATCCGGCTCGCCTTGAAGGCATTTGAGCAGTACGGAATGATCGAAATCGTCAACAAAACGATCACAATTCCGAACTGGAGCAAGCATCAGCAGCTAGATTCGCTGGAGAAAAAGCGTGAACGTCAGCGCGAATGGATAGCTGACAAACGCGAAAAACAGCGACAGATCGCAAATGTTGGTGACATGTCGACGTCGACACACGTCGACATGTCGACACCTGTCGACGCTCTAGAAAGAGAAGGAGATAAAGAAGAAGAAGGAGATATAGATATTACAGACTCTAAAGAGTCTGTACGTCGGCCAATTCTTGCCCGACGAGATTCTGACCGCATCATGGACGCATGGAATTCACTGGGATTTAACCAGGTGAGTTCTCTGAAGGAAGGATCCAAGAGAGTCAATTCTCTCAGAGCCAGAATCAATGAATACGGAGTGGATGGCGTCGTTGAAGCGATTAATCGTATTCAGAAAAGCTCATTCTTACGCGGTCAGAACAAGAGCGGATGGACAATCACGTTTGAGTGGTTCGTAAAGCCGAACAACTTCATTAAGGTGCTTGAGGGGCAATATGATGACCGTGTAGGAGCTGCTGCACAGCAGTCAACGCGATACAGCTATGACGACGCATAAGGAGGATCTATGACGAGAGATGAAACAAAGCGTCTTCTGAAAGAAGTAGCCTGCCTCTTCCCTCGCTTCGCAGTCGAGGGTGAGGACAAGACGCTGAAGGTTGATCTGTGGACCGAGGCACTCAGCCATTATGAGTACAAGGATATTCATCAATCACTGATTGATTATTCCAACGACCAGAACGGCGGGTTTGCTCCGACGACGGGTCAGCTTATCGAACTGATCGATGACAGGGTTGATTATCTTCACCCTGAAGGCAGTCTAAACCTCGGATGGTAACAGCATGAACGAAAAGGCATTTAGCAATATTGATGCCGAGCAGAGTCTGTTGGGCGCGGCAATGCGCGACAGAAAGGTGCTGGCTATGGTAGCAGACCTCAATCCCGAGGACTTCTCCGAGCCAGCACACAGGCTCATCCTGATGGCCATGAAGGAGATGCAGGCTGACAAGTCGCCTGTTGACCTGGTCACGCTGGATCAGAAGCTGTCGGCAGCAAACCGGATTGATAAGGTCGGAGGGACAAGCTACCTGGTCACCATCATGCAGAATGTCCCATCCTCGGCGAATGCGAAGGCATACCTGAAGATCGTCAAGGACTGTTCAGCCAGAAGACGGCTAAAGCTGATCGGCGATGCGCTGATCAATGCAGCCGGTGATCTGGAAAGATCGGTGGACGATGTCAGGGAGAAAGCTGCTCTGTGCATCCGGGATGTCAGGACCAATGACACGGTGGACCTGATTAACCAGGAAACGGCTGTCATGGATACCTACACCGAGATTGGGAAATCGCAGAAGACGGATGATTCGCCGCCGGAGCGCGACAGGATTCTGACCGGCATTCAGCAGTTAGACACACTGACAGGCGGGTTATATGGATCCAAGATGATCGTGATCGGTGCGAGACCAAGCGTCGGAAAGTCGATATTCGCATTGACCATATGTGTCAATGCAGCCAAACAGGGCAAGCGGGTGCTGTTGGTCAGTCTGGAGATGGAGGCAGATGAGATCGTCGAAAGGGAATTCGCTTTCACAAGTCTGGTACCGCTCTCTGAGATCACGAGCGACCGGGTATCCGAGGAAGCCTGGGTAAAACTTGCGGAAAGTCTGGGACCAATGTCCAAGTATCCGATCTACTACTGTACCGAGGCATTTACGGTTGAGAAAGTCCGGAAAGCGGCATTCCAGCTCTATGAAAACGGAGGTCTGGACATGATCTGCGTTGACTATCTCCAGCTGATGAGCACGCCGCGAAGCAAAGGCAGTCGCAGCGAAGAAGTCGGCGAGATCAGCCGAGGATTGAAACGACTGGCGCAGGAGCTGAAGATTCCCGTCATTGCTCTCACCCAGCTCAACCGGGCCAGTGAGAAGTCGTACGGGAAGAAGCAGAGCAAGCGGGCGCCCACGATCTCCGAGGCCCGGGAAAGCGGAGCTATTGAGCAGGATGCCAACATTTTTATCCTGCTACACGATCCGGGCATTGACGAGTTGGCTGACGAGGAAAAGGAGACATTCACCGCCTTGAAGCGGAATGGCATGAGCATGATCCACGTGAACGTTGCAAAGAACCGTCAGGGCAAGAAGGCGATCTTCTATCTTGCCTTTGATGGCGAGCACCAGCGGTTCCTGAAGATTGCAAAGGAGGGCGAGAATGAGGGTTGAACACAATCAGTTGTTGGCGATTGATCCAGGAACGACAGAGAGCGGCATCTGTTATATCGACATGCTGACGTATAAGCCGACAGGATTTGCCAAGATCGGGAATTATATTCTACTGACGCGTATAGCAAATCACATGCTGCCGTGGCCGGAGCATATGGCTATAGAGATGATTGCGTCTTATGGCATGCCGGTCGGCAAGGAGGTATTCGATACTTGCGTATGGATCGGGCGGTTTATCGAGGCAGCATCCGGTACATCGACTCACATCGAGTACGTCTATCGGCAGGAGGAAAAGCTGACAATCTGCCACAGCAACAAGGCAGGAGACGCCAACATCCGGCAGGCGCTGGTAGACAGGTTCGCACCTGGCGTGCCGAATTATGGCAAGGGAACGAAGAAAGAACCCGGATGGTTCTACGGATTCAGCAAGGACGTTTGGCAGTCCTACGCAGTAGGCGTCACCTACATCGACAAGCACAAGGAGGCATTATGACGATTCTGGAAGCTGCTTTACATTGTTTCGCAGCGACGGCGGTTGGGATTGTGGTGGTTATGCTGCTGCAGCCGGTTGTCTCCGGTATCCGTCAGGCGCTGGTGGTCAGGAACATTCCTGGCTATTCCCGAAGGGAGTTGAACAAGATGGTCAGGCAATATGCCAGGCTTGAGAAACGGAGGAAAGCATGAGAGTAAGCGAATACATCCGGCGGTTTTACGACGGCATAATCACCGGAAATGATGTGACCCTTGCAGACATGTGCGATGCATTGACGCTTGAGTGGAATGCGGAATTCAAGCTTCTCAAATCGGGTAAGCGCACGGTCACACAGTCTGAGCTGCACGCCCTGAACGACAAGCTAAACCGCAAAGGCAATGTCATCCAGGATGCATTCGAGCGGAAGGCGATGGCAGAGAACACCGAGTGTCCGCTGAAAAATGACTGGTTTAAACGCCTGATGAAGATCATCTGGGAAGACATTGAAAGCTCTAACACTACGCTCAAGACTATGAAAGAGCTTGTTGAGACGGAATCCAAGTATCAGAAACCGGAAGACGATCCGGCAAACTGGGAATAAGGGGGAAATTGAGATGATTAAGAGCATTGAAGGAAAGATCGTGACCGTGTTGTTCATCGTTGTGGTCATAACGATTCTGGCATTTGAAGTGTCAAAGGCTGACACACCTTTTGTGTGCGCAGTCACTAAAGGCGAGTGGGTATGGCTGCGGACAGGGCCGTCCGTTGACGCTGACACTGTCTACGGCAAAGACGATTATAGGAGCCGAGTGAGGTATGGCACAGAGGGGGAAATCCACGAGATAAAGAACCTCTATGCGCGGATCACGACAACAGACGGGCGGGAAGGATGGGCGGATGTATCCTATCTTCTCATGCCGATTCGCGAAGAGGTGTGGACCATCACAACAGAAGGTCCGCTGAATAAAAGGGAAACACCGAGGGGACGATATTTAACAAATATCGCCGGTGGCTCGCGGATCAGCGTCTTAGGGTGGCGCTATGATAAAAACGGAGAGCTCTGGGCGCATGTCTACCATGGAGGTTATGTTAAAGCGTGCTATCTCGCAAAGGCGGAATAGACGACACAGCATTGCTGAAAGAGGGATGAACGATGACAAATTTGAACGTGATCATGAACAATTTGATACACCTGAAGGAACAGTACGAGTACTGGGTTCAGCAGAAAGAAAGCGCCGAGACACAGGAAGATCTCGAAGATGTTATAGACTATCCATGGTGGACAGGCGAGTATGAGGAAGATTTAACATGGCAGATTGACTGCCATGTGATATTCGAGGGAGACGAACCCTGTCTCCTGGATGAACGGCATATTGAGATGGACAGATACGGACGTTACAAAGAGCACTGCGCAGAGTGCAAGGCAAAATGGCTGATGAAGGAGTTTGACGAATGATAACACTTACACAGGATCCACGCATTGGCCGGTGTCCGTACTGCCGAGCAATTCCTTCAATTGCTGAGGAAGAGGGGCTGTACCCGAAATTCTACGTGCAGTGTGACTGCGGACTGAGATCTATTACAACGGATTACCCTTCGGATGCCAGACACATGTGGAACACCATGCGCGGGATTGTATGGGGTACGCAAACGACCGTATGGCAGTAGGAAAGGAGAATCCGTAAAGATGCACAGGATATACTACTACGAAGCACCCGGAGAGGTAGACGGCGAAGAATACTGCCCGTTCTGTGACGATATATTTCCATTCATTTTCGACTACGAGCAGAAAGATCTGGAAGTTACCTGTCCTGGATGCGGACGGAGAATGATGCTGTGTAGTATGTGTGACGAAGAATGCGATTGGGTTGAAAAATACGGATGCAGGATGGATAAAAGTCATGTTTCGGAATCCGTTGTGATCTACTGGCCTTCTGGTACTGCTGTATATGCTCTCGGAAAGAAAGAGGCTCTGTTCACCTACGAAGGCGTCATATTGCTCGAAAAAGCGATAGAACAATTCAGCGTATGGGAAGCAACATTTGATCATGCAAGAATCGAAGATGCCAAGATTATGGTCAGGATGAACGAAAAGCTGATTAAAGTGCTCTACCTAAAGAAAGACTGGGTAATTGATCATGAAGAGGATGTCCAGCAATGAAGAACCGGAAAGGAGCAACCGCATGACACCTGTTGAACGGGCAGAGTACGTCGAACGCCTGTCAAACGCCATTCAGACGATTGGCTATGCAAGGCTGCTGACGCTGCCGACCGGGATAAAGACCTACATCCAGAATTCGGCAGACCTGGAAAAGAAGGTCAAAATGCTGGAACGTATTGTTGAGACGATAAACAAGGAGGGCGGGATCCACACCCCGCTCTCCTGAGGAGGGGGAAAATGACGGTTTTAGACGGGAACAATCAGGCACTGTATTTCCTGGACAACTTCGCAAAGGTCAGGATTGCCGAGCTAGGTGACCTGTACTCGGTATCAGCTTATCCGATCAATAAGGATCAGAACCCATCGACACTAGCTGAGTACCACCACCGGGAGACGGCCCAGCATGAATTCGACGAGCTTGTCAATGCTATCGAGACCGGGAAAGGCTTCTACCGGATGGCACGGACACTGTACGACACCGAGCAGGTTATGGTGCACGGTGCCAGGGTAAAACGGAGAGGGGGATCGTGATGATTAGAGTAAAGGCGCCGATCACGGGGTGGCGCGAGGTCAGTTGCGATACCGCTTTGAGGTACGCAAGGAACCGGTACCGGATGATGACAGCTATTAACGACAAGGTGGCATACATCAATAGAAACCTTCTGGAAGGCATTTCCTTCACCGAGGAAGAAATGAGGGGCAAGCATGTTGGATCGTAAAACCGAAGTCACCGAGGTTTACAAGAAGAAGGCCAAGGATCTCCGGTACCAGAAACCGATCGTCAAGTCTCTGAACTGGTGGGAAATCTCCGAGGGCCTCTCAGACATCATGTCGGAATGCGCTGATGTCAAATGGATGACCGATGACTATCAGCAGCTTATTGACCTTCTGGATGGTGACGAAGAACAGGCATTCGAATTCAGGACTGCCTTTTCCATACTTGAGTCAGACTGTTTCAGGATGCTTGAGGATATGAAAGAGGTTCGAAAGTACGAATTCATGAGTGCGTCGAGCGACGATGATGACGAAGCCACGTTGTTTGATCTGTTCTTCCCGGCGATCGGTACCGAAGGGCCATACCTGGGATACGACGAGTATGTGCACGACTATTTCCCGCTTGAAAGCTACGAGAACGAATTCTCAACACAGGTGGCAAAGAAGAAGCTGAAGAAGCTGACGAAAGATCAGATCTTTGATTTAGCAGGAATGTGCCTAAATGTGGCCCGGAATTACTTGTCTATCGACTACAGGTACACGTCGCTGAAGGCTGCAATTGATGTCCTTAAGGGCATAAATGAGGGCATTCTGGCAACTGTGAAGACGCTGGACGATGCCTGGGCGAACTGGGAGAAGGAAACGAAAGGTGGAAAGATCAAGTACACCGACGCTGAAGCAAGGCTAGACAGGCTGCTGAACGATATGCCTGAAAGGTTATGGGTAGAGTAAAGGAGGATATCGAAAGCCAATGCTGATAGCTGACACTGTCGGTACCGCCCGGAACATCCGGCGTCTGATGTCAGATCGGAATGTTGGGGTGAGCAGTATTGTGCAAGAACTGCGGATCCACAGGGCGACGGTGTATGCATGGATGAACGGCAACGTTATACCGAATGTCAATCATTGCGTCGCTCTGTGTAATCTGCTGGATTGCAGCCTGGATGACCTTGTGGAGAAGAAGGAGGAAGAATGGTAGGAATCAAGGGCCTGAAGGCAATTCCTGAGTCGTGTGGAGACTGCATGATGTTAAACACATATTGTGTGTGCAGGATCACCGGCAGAGGATGCCTGTATGAGAGCATGAATGGCAAGCGGGAAGCACATTGTCCGCTTGTCATAATCAACGAGAAAGGAGGATCCAATGGCTAGGACCAAATGGAAGTACATTTCCCGGGACGTGAAGAAGGCGACCATGGACAAGCACCTTGAGAGGCTTGACTTTGACAAGGTCACTTCCCTGCCGGCACGCTTCGATTCACGGACGGTTGTCTACTACAAGGACAAGCTGCCGATACTGAAGGTCGTGCACAAGCTGGGCACCGACACGTACAACCTGTACAAGCCGGATTAAGGAGGAAGACCATGAACGACCTGATCAGCCGCGATGCGGCAATCGAGTATGTGTACTGCGCTGTGAATTCTACGGGAGAAATCCAATGGGTAATGGGGTCAAGCTCCAAGACCAGGTACTTCAAGACCAATAAATACCTGCAGGGAGCGGTTCAGTATCATAATAAGATTCGTGCAAATGACCCGTGGAGAATTGCAAAATTCAAGCTGGTGGAGGTAACAGAGGATGAGCCGAGCGGAGATGCTGAAGGAACTTGACCGGATCATTGATGTCGGGATCGTGAACGCGCACCATGATACGGACGTGTTGAAGGCGATCCGGGAGCAGCTGCATGAAACAGACTTCCAAGCCGTATGCCGGATCCTGAAGGGCTGCAAGCCGTGGAAAGATCACTGGGATGTGCATACTGATGAATTGAAGGACGGGCGTCTTGCTAAGGGCATCACGCTCCGGGACTTCTCGGATGAGGTTGTCCTCTGCTTCGATGAAGAAGGGAGACTGATTGCATGAAAATCGTTCGGCACGGAGCCATAATTTAATTCACCTGCCCATACTGCAAGGAAAACCATGACGGAATCAGAAAGGAGAAAATATTATGCCAGAACAGAAGTACAACAACATCAGCAGGGAGGATCTTGAAAAAGTCCTGATTGCTGCGGGAGTATTTAAGGGATGGAATACTCCGAAGGAGTATGACATTGCGCGGATAGCACATTGTGAAGCCCTGGGCCAGAAGTTTGACATCGAATGGTGGATCAATCAGTGCTATCTCAAGATCGGCCACATGCAGATGATGTTCCACTGGGTGCGGGTGGACACGACATGGCCATGGTACCAGTATCGGACGGAGCTGCACTTCGAGAATTCCGTTCGCCGCTGGATGGAGCCCAGTGACACCGTAGCCGTTCTGGGAATCGAGTACTACAAGGATTATCTGGAGAAGCATCCGGAACTGAAGGGGAATATGTGATGAGCCATAATTATCCGATTGTGCTGGGACATAAGTACAAGAAAGGAATCCTCGCTTTGCGACATGGCGAAGGGGGATTCCGCTTCCTGATCTGCCGCCTGAAGAAGGAGTATCAGACGGGCGACAAATTCAAGCTTCAGGACGTCGAAAGCGTCGAGAAAGAGATCTGGTTCGCGGACAGAGAATCCCTTGAAATGACTGTGGGACTGATGAATAAAGTCCTGAAGGATTGGAGGATTCCGGATGCTGACAGCTGAACTGCTGGACAGGGCACTGCAAGCCCTGGTCGATATTGAATCGGATATTCCGTGTGACGCAATGGCGAATGCGGACAATTTCTGCGAGGATTTCTGCATGGTGAAGAATGACGAGACAGGACCAAACAAAGAATGTTGGCTGCACTATCTGGAAGGGGAGTGGAAGAATGACCGACTTTCTGCTGTTCGTGGATGACCTGAAAGACAGATTTCCCGTACACGTTGAGATTTATTATTCGAAGACAGTGGATTGGTACATCTGTGTTTACAGGAAGGGGCTTGCTAAAGACTATCCTGACTGTGAACATGACGGAGACGATGCAATCCTCGTCTGTGTGCAGGACATTGATATGCAATTGTGTTTTGCAAAGGCTCATGTGGCCTTGAAAGAATGGTTGAACGAGTATCATGGAGGGTACTAAGCAATGACCGCTGACGAACGGTATGCTCGCGCCAAAACGAGAAGGGAACTGCTCGAGATGTATGACATGGACAGAAGGTCGGCAGAGACGTTCGAGTTCCTTGATGCCTGTGACAGGGCGTATGTGAAACATTTCGACCGGCTTTTTAAAGAAGAAATGGAGGGAAAGAAGAAAACCGATGTATCATGAAGTAGAACGCTTTGAGAATCTTATGTATAAGGGCTGTGAATCTCATTGGCATTGTATCCATTGTGATGATTATTGGCCGTTCCACTGCTATGGAAAGAAAGACCTGGAACAAATGGAGTGTCCGGCAGGAAACGCAAAGCCGCAAAATGACAATGATTCCGGAGAGGAGAGAAGCATGAAATGACAGCTGATGAAAGAATCGAGGGCTTGCTGAACGCCTTCGGGCAGACGATTGCGGATCTGCCGAAAGCAGAAGCTCCGATGTATGCATATAACCGTGAGCACCTTGGCAGTGCAAACCTTGCCGCGTGGCGCTGGCATGGGAACCAGAGTCTTGGCATGAGTCTGGATTGCGAGGATTACATCTGCCATTTGTGCGATGTCATTGACCGCATGGAGACTGCCCTTGCAACAGCCAGACGGATGGTGGGCTGTCGCGGCTGTAAAGACTACGGAGGCGTTTTCGGTAGAGCTTGCAAAAAGTTTAACCGCGAGGGTGCGTGCTTTGTAGTGGACGATGCGTTTCTGATGGGAGGTG